ACTCCGGATTCAGGTTGTGGATTCTGTTTACAGTTATCTACTCCGGGTAGCGGGGCTTGTTATTGCTTTTTCAATTTATTTCCCTTCACGTCAATCGGTGCGGGTTTCTATACCTATACTGTTTTTATTGGCAGTCATGCTCATTTTAGCTACAAAGTAACTATTTCTAATAATCCATCGGTAGGATGCTTAGGTATTGAAACCGCGCCGGTGTGTAGTGATTGGATTTTAGTAAATGCTCCGGCATGTGTTCCATCTTCATTGCCAAATCCTACAATACCGGGAGGAGGTTCTATTTCTATAAATTTAGTTGCAGGTGTTTACACGCTCGATATTGTTTATCCGGATTGCGGTGGTACTTGCCATACAGCTACATGGAATTACGTGGAGCAAACGCCGTCATTTGTTCCGCCAGATTCAGGAGCATTTACAGATACTATTTCGTGTAGCCCTTTGGGTAGTTCATCACATGTTATTCATCCAAATTATGGGAGTTATGACCCAACAATAACACAACTGTATTATGATCTTACATTTATAGATTGTTGCGGAAACAGGATAAATAATATAACTATGTGTCCATGGTTACATGTTCCTATTCCTTTGGCTCCGGCATGCTCAGGTCCATATTACGGGGTGCATGGGGATGGAACGGCGGGAGGTAATCAATGGGGTACGTCTTTTGATATAATCGGAACTACATGTCAATCTGCTGTATGGACATATACCCAAATAAATGCAGCTCCGGGATTAACTCCCGATTCAGGAACGTGGACGGATAACCCGGTAGGATTATTTCCTGCCTTTATTTACCATACATTAAGCCCAGTAACAACTACAGGAGGCGATCCTACATATCAATTTCACGGGGTTACATGTTGCGGATTAGTAATCAACACTATTGGCATTGTTTCCCCTTAACTAAAAATTTTATTTTTATTTATCAATTTATTTATACTTTTACATATCAAACCACCGGACATGGTTTATAACTCTCAAAAATTATTATTATGCCTCAGATACCATGTCCAACCGATTGCACTCCTTCTCAGTTACTCGGATTACCAACCCCAAATTGTAACACAGGATTCAGGCGTACAACTCCTTCCAGGTTGTTTATGTCCAACTGTAATATCGAACTACCAACGGGTAGCCAATCGGCTGTAAATGCAGCTATGAAGGCACTTTTTGATAGCGGCGACCTTGTATCTACAATGGAACTGGTTTCTTTTGTGCCTGCTGATCCTACCTACAATGAGGTGCAATTATCCGACTGTAAAGCGGCAATACCTTTGATCGAAACCCGTACAATAGCCTTTGAGGACCGTAATGCTATTGATATTTCAAACGTATCTCCATACGTGGCGAACCTGTACTATGATTATGACAGATGGGCCAATATTATAGCTAATCAGACCAACATTATCTGGCAGATAGCCTATTGCAACGGAGATGTAAAAGTAGTTTCCCTTCTTTCGGCTTCTATCCGTGGTTTTGTTGACTATATACGGGCGCAGGCCGCCGGAGGGTTATCAACCGAAACAAAGAAATTTTCTCTTATGTTCAACGGCGATCCATTGGGTTTTGATATAAAGCCTACATGGAACTGGATAAATGCAGGTATTACATTATAGTAACTAAACCGGACGTTAATTACTGTATATGATAAACCTGCAACGGGCTTTAGAGATTGTCAATAAAATAAATTACACGCAACTCCCATTTATCGCGCAATGGCAGGATATTTACTACCGTACTTCAATTCATACTACGGGAACTTGCCCTTGTTTTTTCCCTATCCGTAATCGCGGCGAAGGGGATACATATCCAGTCTTATCAACTTCTGTATTCTTTCCTAATGGGTGGTTGCATGCCCGTTATGATTTTATATTTGATACCCATCTTTTAAACAGGCATCCACGGGAGCCGGAAATAACAAGGCAATTCAGAAAATCAGTTTACCGGCCTTACCAAATGGCGCCACTGTTGGAATGTATCCAAAGTACATCGGCATGCATTTTCGGAGATAGCAAGTACACGCTTACAGTTGATGACAAAGCCGATAATGACTATATAAATGGTCATAACTTTGAAGGTAAAACGTTAGTAGAATACTTTGAATGGATGTTCAAAGCTATCTGTGAAGATCCTAACAGCCTGTTTGTTGTCATTCCAAAAGAAGCCGGTTATAATACTCCCGCAAATCAAAAAGTTGAACCAGTCATAAAGCATATTCCAAGCCGTGATATTATTTACATAGACGGCGAAGAAATCATTTATTATGATTGGGATAAACGCTATGCATGGTACGTGAATGAGTTGGGGTATTTCAGATTTGAAAATATTGAAGGGACTTATTATCCAATGGATGCAAATGTTGGGTATTACGCTCATTTGCTGACTTATAAACCAGCTCATTTCGCAGGTGGAATATGGAATACCAATCGTTTTTATGATAGCTATCTTAAACCGGCGCAGGCGTTTTGTGATGATTTTGTAGCGGCACATTCAGATGTGCAAATGATAAATAAAGAGGCTTGCCATCCTATCATAATAGCGGCTTCTATGGATTGTCCAGCATGCAATGGTCATAAGCAGGATAATTATTGTTTGGCCTGTAATTTACAGGTAGATAGCTGTACTTGCTCTGAAGATATACGCCGTTGGCAGTTGGTTGATTGCCGCAAATGTAATGGCTCAGGGCAAATGTCGCATAATCCCGCCGACTGGTATATCGTACCAAAGGAGGACATGGCGCAGGATATTGTTAAGGTAGTACAATTCGACACGGCCGTAAATACCTACATGGCTGATTATGCGGATAAAATTCAAGTTGGCATACGAAAGTCGTTGCATCAATTTTATGTAGAGGAGGCGCAAAGCGGAGTAGCGAAGGAAATAGATCGCAGCTCCATGTATTTATACCGTTCCACAGTTTCTAACGGGATATGGGGACTTATAGAAAAGTGTTTGATAGACATACTTTCGATTCGCAATACTTCACAATCTGACGGTAAAGTAAAACCTACGCCTCCAAAATACGTATTGGTAAAGCCTACCGATTTTGACCTGAAAACGGAAGATGATTTACTTGCCGAATACAAAGAATCAACCGCAGCATATACCCCTGAATGGGTAAGGCAAAGACAGATTGAGCAATATGTAGATAAAGTATTTGGCGGCGATGCCACAATGAAAAAAACAGCATGTATTATCAATGATCTTGACCCTTATAGTGTTACTAATATTACGGATAAAACAGCGATGCTTGCGGCAAGCGGCATAACTCCAAAGGACTATCTTTTTTCCAATAGCTTACCCGGAATGATTAAGCAGGTAATCAGGACTAAAGGAAACGAATGGTTTTTAAATGCTGAATTTGTAGATATACAAACCGAAATAAATACTATCTTTGGGAAAATGATTCCGTTACCAGTTCCGGCAGTTACCACAAATACAGATAAAACAGTTGTAGTATGAAAAAAGCAGATCAACACATTATAGATGCAAATCCGGGCGCATCGCCTCATGATTTGCTATTACTCCCAAAGCCAATTTCTCAACAGGGATTTGAAGAGTTGGTGGCTTCAATGGATATTCAAATGGAAAAGGCACAGACTTTTAAAGTTCCTGTACTTACACCGAATATTCCTAAGAACGTTTTGCAGCCACAACTGCCCATTTTATCTTCTCCAGGGCATATACCATCAGGAAAGGTAAGGATAATCCCTCCCGGCGGCGGTTTAGGTACCGTAATGAATAAAAAAGATGCCGAAGCATTAGCACGGCGCAATCCTAAATACAAAATTTCATACAATGGATAGGAAAAAAGCAAAACCGGACGTTGCTTCTACTTCTGAAAATAAACCAGTATTAAAGCCCGTTCTTGATCCGATTCTTACTCCTTCGTTCAATCAAATAAATCTATTGCCAACGGTGATAGATAACGCCAATGGTAATACCCGCATAGTCATAGCCAAGTATGACGAAAAGGGAAACGAGATAGAAGGTACTGAAATAGATACCAATATCCGCATGTTCAACAGGACGTATTCTCAACACAATTATCTCATAAAAAAAAAGTAGAATCTTATGAAATTAACCAAAGCGGAGGCATTAGACCTCCTCAAAAAAGTAGGAGTGCCGGATGCGGAACTTGTGGAGGACGATAAAGCCGATCCTGAATATAAACAGGATGCAGCAATTACCGCGATTGATGAAAACCGCACGCCGGTAATATCTCAAAAAGTATTACAGGGTGAAGGTAAAAAAGTGCATGGTGAAGTAACTGCCAAAGTATTAGGCGGATTGCGCAAAGAAGTAATCAAGCTCACAGCCATACCTAAAGAAGAATTGGAGGGCAAGGATGCAACGGAAATAATATCGTTGGGCATTGCACATCTGAATAAGACAGCAGGCGGTGATAAAGAAGCCCATGCAAATCAGATCAAAGATATTATGTCCGCTCATGAAAAGGCTTTGGAAAAAACCAAAACCGAATGGGAGCAAAAATATAATGCACAGGGTGAGCAACTTACTGAAAAACAGATGCTCGATAACCTGAAAGCAAAATACAAAACCGCTAAAGGTATTGCGCCGGACGCAAATATTGATGTTCTTTCAAAGGATTTTCTTACCTACGCAAAAGGGAAATACATAGTAAAACTCAATGCGGACGGTACTGATTTTGAATTGTACGACAAGGCAAACCCTACGGTATTGGCGCTGGATTCAACAAAAAACCACATCTTAAAAATAGATGATAATATGTTGAAAGAATACCATTCACCCCGTATGCAATGGAATGAGGATGCACGTAAAGTGAATCCAGCCGACCTTATGAAAACCCGTCAAACTCTTGATACGACAGTAACTAAGGACGGTAAAATAGAAACCGGACTTGATAAGCAAATGGCAGAAATGGAAGCATGGATAGTCGCAAAATGATTTATAATTGTGAATGAGTATTACATCGACCCTGAATGATTTCTATCGTTCGGGGTTTTTTATTTCAAAAAGAATATTATATTATGTAAGCAAATCCCATCTATTTCTATATTCGGCAGATATGGGAATACGTTGCCTTTTTACTTCATTTTCAATCATGCTTATTGCACCTGAAAAAGAACATGCTATGTGAGAAGGGAAAATGTAAAAAATATCACCTTCTGGAATCCATGCTATTAAGAAATCAAAATCTGATATATTGTACTTTGTATGTTTATATGTTGCCCTATTTGTTTGTGACCTTCTCACGTCTACTTTCCAAGATTTACCATCTTTGTCTATCCATGCGCATTTTACCTGAATCCTAATAAATCTCCCGTTTAATTCATATACCATATCATAAGGAAGCCTATCTCCACAGGGAATAAGAACATTGAACCCCCTCTTTAAAAGTTCAGCGACTGTCTTATACTCGGCGATATCTCCGGTATGTTTTGTTGTGAATTTTTCCATAAAATAAAAATACAACTCATTTGGTGACAAAGCAAATAATATGCAGAATAATTTTAAGCACTTTTTTATTTTTTATTTGTTTATTAATTTTTTATTACTACTTTTGACATAACAAAGCAGGTTAATTCCACCTATCTCCAACGGAATATTTAAGCAGGCTGCCTCGCCTAATCCAAAGAAGGGTGAACTTTTTTACTTCACTTTTCAATTTTCACAAAATGTCTTTCTTACAAGCAGGTCGCGCTATTCAGCGTTTCATTATAGATAAAAAATACAATACTCCGGAACAGGAAATGATACGTGCGGTATTAGCTGCCCGTCAATTCAATTCCACTATTGTTGAAACAAATGCCGATCCTGCATTTGAATACGGACCCGGTAAACTTCGCCCACTGAAAATATCATACTACCCTATCCGGTGTGATGTGGTGGCAGAATCCATACCTACAAACATCTGTGAAGCGGGTGTAGTAGCGGAGCCTAAACAGGAATGGTTTTCCATTGCTGACTTTACGGCTTCCAGTCCTCAAAAACTCAATGTATCTGACATTAAACTGGTTGACGGAAATTATACTGTTTCGCAGCACGCGATGGCGCAGATAAATTCGACTTTGGGAGCTTTGGAAGTTGCCCTGTCTAAACAAATTACCACTAAGATTATAGCCCATAAAGGCTTGCATCTTGACGGGACGGAGTTTGGAACACGAGTAACAATGAACCAAACCACCAACGGCCTGATAACTCCATTAGGTTATTGGCAGGTTGAAAAAGAACAGAATGACGCTGCATTTAGTCAGCCATTTATCATAGGTTCAACAGAGGTATTTTATTGGCGCAAGGCTTTTGCAATGGCTGCTACAAATACCACTTTGGGCCAAGACTTTACAAAGGCCGGTATTGATCGCCTGTACTACGATGTGAATCTAAATTCTATCATGTCGGTTGATGCCGGTGATCCTGAATACATACTTACTTTCGATCCTGAAGCCCTGAAATTTGTATCATTCTCCAACAATGCGGGAATGTTTGCAACCGACATGATGGGTCCGCAGGATTTTGATCGGGCTTATTCATCTGGTGGACTGTATTCTATACGCGGAGTGTTTATGTCTCCTAAATATGGTTTGAAGTGGGACTTCTTTGCAAAATTCAATGATTGCGATGGACTGTATGGTTCATGGTCATGGTTCCTGTTACTTACATGGGATATTGTTTTCCCGACAATACAGGCTTGTAATATACAGGGGGTAAACGGTATCATGATGTATAAGACTTGCCCTGTTGTTATTCCAGTATGTCCTTCAGGAGATACGCCAAGCCCTGCTGTTTCACCGACTACATTCTCATGGACACCTCCGGGAGTTTATCCGTTGCTTATCAGCGATATTACAATTGGCGGCGTGACTTCTTATCCTGCTACAAATGTGGCCAATATCACACAGTTGGTAGCGGCACTCAATGCAGCAGCGCAGGAGAATGTAACATTTACGGTTTCAGGTTCAAACGTACATTATACTGGATATTCAGCTATAACAGGCTCAATAAATGCCGGGAATATTACGATAACGTTTGCATAATTTTTCACCCTTTATTTTCCGGGTATGGGGTATTCTCATACCCGGATTTTTATTTATAGTATGGCCTGCATAGATGATATAGTTTCTTTAGGTTATTGCCCTGGCGAAGTTTCCACTTCGGGCCTTACTTTGATGCAAGCTCCGGGAATGTCTCCGATCAATGCTGATAAAATAGCTACGGAGCAATACGTAAGAGGGTACAATCTTTTGCAGGTAAAAAAGCAACTCGCTCAAAAGTTCGTAAGAAATGATTTCATCGGAACATTGCAGGCCAATAATATAGCTACAACAGTAACGGACAAAGTTTATGATAGTTCCGTGTTTGTGCCGGGGGTGGATATGGGAACATACGCGGGATACCGGGGTGTAAAGATTCACGGAGTAAGTGCCGGTATCCGTGGCGATCTTCGCAAGCTGAAAATAAAAGCTATTCAATGCTATCCATTAGCTTCAGGAGATGGAACAATTCATATTGTGGATATGGTTTCAGGAGTTGAATCAGTTACATCTATTGCCGTTACTTTTGTTGCCAATTCAATAAATACGTTTACGCTTCCAGAGCCGTATATCTGCCAAAATAAAGACGTTGCCGTCCTGATAGATAATACTACCATTAACTTTTGTTCGGCGAAAGTAACCTGTAAGAAGGGCTGCAACGGGGATATAAACAATCCGTGTGCGTGGTCAGACGGATGGAACGGCGCAGCGGAGGTTAAATCTGAGGGTTATGGTATCAATGTGCAATTCTTTTGCCATTGTGATTACGATAGTCTGCTTTGTGATTTTGCAGCAGCTTTTATAGGTGAATTGATTTGGTTGAAAATGCAGATACTTGTTTTGGACGACCAAGTAAAAACCAACCGTTTCAATAATTGGGTAATCTATAATCGCACCGAAATATTAGAAGTATGGATACCCGATCTTGAAAGTAAATACGCTATGAAGTTCAACAACATGGTAGCGGGAGGCATGCTGAAAATGCTGGAACAGTATAATGATAGTTGCCTTAACTGTCGAGGAATAAGGCAAGTTACAAACGTGTAGTTATGACAATGGAGGAATATAATCAGCGATTAACCGACTTATACGGTCTTGTTTCGGGAGATATTGCCGCCGATACAATATTACCTGCTGGCATTGAATTACTGGCAGAAATAAAGAACAGGATACAGAATGAAGGCAAAAATTCAGCAGGCGGAAGGATAGGAAGTTACTCAACAAAACCATTATATGCCTCCGCTAAAAGTTTTATAAAGGGAGGATTTACTCCGCAAGGAAAGCCGGGAGCGCAAGGGGCGCAATACCTAAAAACGCATGCCAATTTAAAAAAAGCTAAGGCCACAAAAAAAGTAGGAAGTACATTTATAAGTGGAGTGAAATTGGTTCCACGGGTAGATAAAAGGGGGAAAGTAATACAATTAAAAAATGATTATTCGGAACATAAATCCATGTACCTTGCAAGGGGATATGAGGAGCTAAGGGCAATACAGGGGTTGAGAATAGACACGGTGAATTTGAGATATTCCGGTAATTTGATGGATAGTTACCAATTGCAGAAAATCGGACAATATGTAATTTTGGGATTAACGGAGGAGTTAAGCGTTTTGAAAAAAGAGGGGATGGAAAAGAAATACGGATATGTTTTCAATGCCACATCGGGTGAAATCGAAAGATACGTTAACCGGGCATCTGGATTATTTGCAAGATTAACCAGGGGAATGTTAGCAGAAGGGTTTGCGCCACAACCAGTAATAGAGCAATAGTATGTTACAAGAAAAACTGACAGCATTAAAAGATTTTATCTTACTCAAAAATACCTATTATGATAGGGGTTATGATAATGCCGTCATGGATGATTCTACCGGACAAATAAATGACGGAGATACTACACTTTTCCCGCAGGATGATTTAGGTAATTATTTTTATTTTCGACTTCCCAATACTATTATTCCCGATTATCAGGTTCCAACCATTTCAGATAATTATCATAGCATCGGTGTAAAATATGACGTTATCTTAGTAGCATTATTTGAGGAAGGGGATAATTCCTTAATGGCAGAAAATCTGATAACGACTTTAGGCCGCTACGATCAGGAACAATTGAAGATTACTCGTATTTTAATCGCAGCTGATTCTATTATTTTTCAGGAGCTGGCAAAGATTCCAAAAGAAGATTTACAAGCGGCACTAAGAAATTTTCCTGAAAATACTGGTATTTGTTCCATTCACTTTAGTTTTACAATACCTTTTGTGTTTCAACAATTAAACTGTTTACAAGTACCATGCAAACCTTGTTAATCATAACCTTTATTTTCTGGATAGCTTACATGTTCCTCATTAAGATACTTTGGGCAATGATGCAGGATGAAGGTTTATTTTCATTGTTTGGATGGAACAAATTGAGAGATAAACTATATGCTTCTAAAAAGCCATTTTACAGATTATTGGAAAACGCTTTAGGAGGTTGCGAGCAATGCACCTCATTTTGGTGGGCCTTACCGTGGACAGGCGCATACTATACCTTTTGTAAAATCTCCGGCTATTGGGTAACAGATGGCTTGCAATATCCCGGAATAATCATTGTAAACATCTTTTGGATAATAATTTTCATGGCTATTTCAGCCGGTATTGGTCATTGGTATTTAATTCGTAAAAATGGCGTGTGATTGCGAAGTTTTTGAGTGTATTAAGGTTTATGTATCTCCATGCGATACCGGAGTAAGTACGAGCATTGTCGTTCCTGATTCTGGAGATTATCTGGTAAGGCTCAAATTTAATAGCGCCTATCAGGAAATTACCCTTTCGATGGAAGCTGATGGAATTATCATACTTCCAAATATTGTAAACGGTAATTATATTCATGAATTGTTGATTTACAATCCAGAGGGTAATTTATTCAATGATACTTGTTACCGCTTAGATGTCAGTACCATATTCACTGCAGGAAATGGATTAACACCTTCGCCAAGCACAAGCGGATTTGACAGGGTAATAATTCTTACATCTGATATGGTATCGGTTGACGGTTCAACGATCACAAATTCATTCTTTGGTGGAAAAGTAATCAATGAAATAGATACAGATAATCAGGCTTATTTGGTTGGGGTGGCTTTTTCTCAAAATGGAAATGTAATTACAGGAATAAACATATCCTTTTATATTGGTCAAGTAATTAAAATCAGTTGGTAATGAGAAAAATAATATTTCTTTTGTTGGTTTCAATCAATTGTTTTGCGCAAGGCCCGCGATATGTTCCATTTGGTTCAACAGTTTCAACCGATACAAACAAATCAGTAGCCAATATGTTGATTATGGGAGGTGTAAGACTTCCTATTTATGCAAATTCAGATACTAATCAGGTTCTTACTACCAATAGTCAGGGTAAACTAATTTTTGTTACAAAGACTGCGGGCGGTTCCGGTTCTGGTTCTGTTACCAGTGTAACAGTAAACAGCCTTACGCCATTATTTACCACTACTACCACAAACGCAACCACTACGCCGGTAACAAGTTTTGCATTAATAAGTCAGTCGCAAAGTAAGTTTTTTGCTTCTCCCGTTTCAAGTTCCGGAGTAGGTATATTTCGCGCGATTGATGCTTTAGATGTGCCTACCCTGAATCAAAGTACAACTGGCAATGCAGCAACGGCAACACAATTATTAAACAGCCGTTTGATTTATGGAAATGCTTTTACCGGCGCCGCAAACGTTACCGGAAACATCGCAGTATCATTTTTAAATTCCGGAACGTCTGCCAGCTCATCTACTTTTTGGCGTGGTGATGGAACATGGGCTACCCCTGTAAATTCAGGTGGTACAGTTACTTCTTTTACAAGTGGAAATATGTCTCCATTATTCACGACATCGGTAGGTACGGGAACGACTACGCCTGCTTTAACTTTTACTTTATCTAATGCGGCAGCTCATAAGTTCTTAGGAAATTCTACCGGATCATCTGCCACCCCGTCTTATTCATCAATTGATTTAAGTGCAGATGTAACAGGTAATTTGCCGGTTACCAATCTCAATTCGGGTACATCGGCAAGCAGTTCGACATTTTGGAGGGGAGATGGCACGTGGGCGGCTCCGACAAATAGCGGATATGTGCCTTATACGGGAGCTACAGGAGATGTGAATTTGGGAACAAACAATATATATGCAAACACCATGAATCCAGGAACACGGTTTATAACTGTAACAGATGGATCAACTACAATTACAAATACCAGTGTTCAACAAATTATTTATCAGGGATCGGCTATTACCGGAGATGATTTAGTATTACCTGTTGTAAGTACTTTATCACTCGGAAAATATTACGATGTCTATAATAATTCAGATGTTCGGATTTTCGTTAAAAGTTCCGGAGGTAATTTAATAACACAGTTGGCGGTTGGTTCGGCTGCAAGGTTAATTGTTTTTGCTGTTACTGGAACTACTGCGACTTCATGGATATTTGGCTCGTTAATTACAACTACCGCGGGAGGAGATTTAACAGGTACATATCCGAATCCAACAGTTTCCGGAACGGTTGTAAAAACAGTCGTATTAAATACGCCGGGAGTTCTTTATAATACACCAACGACTTTTACAACATCTTCAAGTACTGCAACGGGAACAATGTCTTTTGTTACTCAATCTGCAAATACTGTTTTAGCAGGACCAACAAGCGGCGGTGCAACACCTCCAACAATGAGACTTTTAGTAGCAGCAGATATACCTCCGTTGCCTTATGGAACGGGAACGGTGACAAGTGTAACCGTGAATAGCTTAACTCCTTTATTTACAACTTCTACCAGTAATGCAACGACCACACCAGTAACTACGTTTTCACAAATAAGCCAAACGCAAGGAAAAGTTTTTGCATCTCCGGTAGGAAGTACGGGAGTACCAACATTCAGGGCTATAGATGCTACGGACGTTCCTACATTGAACCAAAACAGTACGGGAACCGCGAATGTGGCAGGTGGTACTTTGGGAGCAATTCCATATCAGTCGGGGGCCAATGCAACAACTGTATTAGCATCTACGGCTACGGCGGGGAAAGTATTACAATCCGGGGCAAGCGCCGCGCCTATATGGAGTACTCCTACATACCCAAGCGCAAGTGGAACAAGCAGGAAAATAATAGTATCAGATGGAACAAATAATGTTTATTCTACTGAAACCTATGCAGTTCCCGGCAGTGCGGGAAATATGCCCGTGTCTGACGGAACCAACTGGACATCAAGCAACACACTTACGGGAGTAACGTACAAGGGAAATGCAATTGATGTAACATACCTTAATACAGGCGTGGCTTCTATTTCATCTACATCAGGAGCGATAAATACAACCGAAACTGTTATAGTAAAAACTCCTGCACTTGCAGCAAATAGGCTTGTAGATCAAACCACTTTAACAATTGTAATGGAGGGTACTTGTACAGCAACGGCGGCAAATGCAAGTACATTCGCTTTAAGATTGGGAACAACTGGAACAACTTCCGATGCAACGATATTATCTGTTACTACCGGAAACTCTGCTACATCAGGAACTAATATTCCATTTAAAATAGTTATAGACCTTATTATAAGAACAGGCGGCTCAAGCAGTACATGTAGTGGATTTATGACATCACAAAATAGTGGCGCTACGGGAATATTAACAGTTGCATCAAACTCATTCACTCCTACATATACGGGATTCGATGCCACTACCGCTAATCTTATTCTTAGTGCCACATATAAGAGCGCGGCATCAACAACAACAGCAACATTTACAAATGCTTTTATACAGTTTGTTTACAAGTAAAACCTAAATACTATGCCAGCAGGAACAGTAAAAATGGGCGATAACGTAAAATACAATACGACCCAAAGAGATAGGGAAGGCGGGGACGGTTACGATCCTCTTTTCAATAAAGGATACACCGTATTACCTGGATGGGTTATTGCCGTTGAAGGTGAGGACGATAACAATAATAGTATCGTAACCATACAAATCGCTTTCGCGCAGGGTGTGAGCGATTCAAGTGCAGTATTGGAGGGTATCCATTATGATGGAGATCAAAACAGCGCGGAAGGCACATGGTTTGAATTACCTTAATTTCAACTAAAAATAATTAACCATAAACCCTATCAAAATACAACGGCACTATCTTTAGACCGTATAAATTAGTTTCTTTAACCTCAAAAATAAATTTTATGTGCAATGAATCTTCATTTTGTCAATTTCCCGGCATACTGACTACGGATACACATGTAGTATTAAATGGCGGCGTTTATCCAGGAGGAAACACGGTAGACGACCTCACGGAAAACAATCCTCAGTTCTGGTATGATTTCGGAGTGAACGGAGTAAGTACGCTGCATACCTTTATGATTGTGGAAGGTACAGATTTGATAATGACCGTTTTGCGTGATGCCGAAACCATAACATCTGTGGCAATACCGGCGCATCCACGGCATAGATTACCACACTGATTATGAAAATATACAAGGGGTATTTGTGGCTTGCCATTATGTTTATTACGTTCGGGGCAATAACCTACGCATGTACTAAATTCATTCATTTTTCAAATGAGAATGAAATAGCGTTTACTTACCTACAAGGTAATGTTCCATGCTATATAACCAAAGGAGATTTATTCTATTTTAATGGTTGCAATTTCGCTTTGATGCTCGGATTGTTGGGGGTATTTTTTATAATTCGTACACTTGTATATGCTGATCCTGATTGCAGGGTTATAGCCATTATCAAATATCAGATTATTGCACTTGAATTATTTTGCTTTATCCGGTTTATTTTTGAATTTACCACATACGATAAACTAACAAGTACGGAAGTGGGGATTGATTTGATGCTACTTATTTTAGTAATTTTAAGATTTATAAACTGGAATAGTCACCATGCCCGTCCTGTTAAGTAGCGATTCACTACAAATACCTGTTGCCTTTGCAGCTATCGTTCTTGCGTGTATCGGGGCATTGTGGACTATCTTAAATACTCAGGCAACAAAAAGACTTGACAGTATTGATCGTAAAATGGATAAGCTCAACGATCACGATGTGAAAATAAACCGGCTGGAAATAAACAGCGAAAATATTAAAAATGAGCATGTTGAATTTAAAAAAAAAATAGACGAACACGAGAATCGGCTCCGTAGACTTGAAAATGATTAACTTTATATAAAATAAATAAGATGGACACTACGAACAAAAAAATAGAATTTGGCACAGCCGCCGCGCAACTCGGACCAACTCCATTGGCTATTAAAATGATATACCGGATACTCGGAGCTTTAACAGCTTTGTTTACGGCTTTTACATTGGCCTTTCCAAATGTTATATCTCAGCATGTGCAATTAGTTACTTTGCAAAGTTGCGCATTTGGAACCACTGCTATTTATATTCTTTGTCAACAGTTCGGATGGGTAAGCCCTGCCAAAATAGAAAGCAATTCCTAAAAAGACCGAAAAATATTCCACAAAAACAGCAAAAAATATTCCATGCAAATAGACTTTTTAAAATCAGCCTTACAGAATACCAATATACAGGCGTTTTTAGCCATGATAAGGAAAAGCGAGGGTACTGCCTCGGGCGATGGCTATTCGTACATTTTCGGCAGTTCTCCATCTAATACAACGAGGTTTCACGACTTCTCAAAACACCCGAATATAAAAGTACCATTCAGGGATACATTTTCAACCGCTGCGGGAGCTTATCAGATACTTTACGGGACGTGGGAGCAAATACAGGCCAAATTGAATTTGCCGGACTTTTCACCGCAAAGCCAGGATATTGCATGTGTGGAACTTTTAAGCCAAAGGAACTGTGTTCAAAGGCTTATGGACGGTGATTTCAATTACGCATTACAGCAGGCGGCAAGTATATGGGCCAGTTTACCGGGAGCAGGGTATAATCAGCCGGAACATTCAATAGCAGTTGTAACGGAGTGGTATAATCAGGCCGGAGGAACTATTGCCTAACAATTTTTTTTCATGATTTAGAGCCTGTATTTCTATACGGCTACGGTACGGGAACAAAAGGGATATTCTTAGGAGTATCCTTTTTTATTTTGCTTCAATGGCAATACCATCATTTATAAGGTTATCAATATCGTAACTGCGAGAACGGAGAAAGTCAATAACATCAACCCATGTATATGCATCAACATTAGATTGTTTCCTCCAATATTCAGTAACTAAGCTTTTCCCCATATTTATTTTATAGGTGTCATCACTACGATCTTGACCTGCAATCTTAGCCACTTCGATAGCATCTTCATCGCTGATCTTTGATAAAGGTTTTAGGATAAGTTGGCATGTATCCGCATCTATCATTTTGTATTTTAAATCTCCAAAATTTACCGCCTCAAAGCGAACTCCAATAATATCATCCTTTTCGCCTTTTGCAATAGTGTCCATTACCCCATCCCCGTGAAGCGTTTTTATTTTGCAACCGAAATACTTTGCAGCAATATCCGCCGTTAGTTTCTTTTCCATAATTATTCATTTTTCACAAAGCTAACAATTATTTTCAAAATAAATTCGTTTTTTAGAAAAATAGATTGATATTTGCATTTTCATTCACTAAATAAGCATAGAAATATATGGAGTATAGGGAACTTTTGAAAACAAAGGAAATTCATCTTACGGATAGCGGTTTTCACCATAAAGGCGGATGGAGTTGGTTATATCCATTTCAAAGTTATTGTGTCATAAAGGCTCTAAAAAAGGGGCGTTTTGCGCTATTTGAGGATTGTGGGTTGGGAAAGACAAGGCAACAAATAACATGGGCTTATGAGGTTCAAAGGTTTACAGGGAGGCCGGTTATAATATTTGCTCCATTGGCAGTTGTTCCGCAAACGGTAAAGGAAGGAAAATTAATTGGAATAGAATGTATTGAGTTAACACCTATTCAAGATGATCAGTTAGATTTACCGGCAGGCATTTACATTACCAATTATGAGCAAATGGAGAATGTAAAAGCTGATGAATTTGTAGGTATTGTACTCGATGAATCCAGCATTATCAAAAACTTTGAAGGGGCTTATAGGAATTTACTTATAGATAATTTCGGCAATACTCCATATAAATTATGTTGTACGGCTACCCCTTCGCCAAATGACCCGATGGAATTAGGCAATCATACGGAGTTTTTGAACATAATGAGCTATTTAGAAATGCTTGCCATGTACTTTGTTCACGATGGCGGAGAAACGGCTAAATGGCGATTAAAAGGGCATTGTGAGGAGCTTTTCTATGACTTTGTAAGCAGTTGGGCTATAATGATCTCAAAACCTTCTGATATTGGTTTTTCAGATGAAGGTTACGACCTGCCAGCCCTTAATTATATTGAAAAAATGATTGTCACAGAAAAGAAGGATAACGGCATTTTATTCAATGATACCGCTATTTCCGCGACTACCCATAATGCAGAATTACGACTTACCAAAATAGACCGGCTCGATGAAGTTGTAGATATAATCAAGTCTAAGCCGGGAGAAAGTTTCATTATATGGGTAAAGCAAAATGAGGAAGGTGAAACATTGCGCCGGTTATTTGGCGAACATGGAATAACTGGATATTTCGAGGTAAAAGGTACCGATGATTCAGATTGGAAAGTTCAAAAGTTGATGGGATTTGCAAACAATGAATATCCCTATCTAATAACTAAGGGAAAGATCGGAGCATGGGGTATGAATTTTCAGAACTGCCATAATATGATATTTGCAAGCCCTGATTTCAGCTTTGAGTTACTATATCAGGCCATACGCAGGGAATGGCGTTTCGGGCAACTACATGAGGTAAATGCATGGTTAATAGTTACTGATACCATGCAGAATGTAATCACTTCCATAAAAAGGAAAATGGCCCAATTTGAAACTATGCAAAAGGCTATGCAGCAATCAATGAACCGTTCATTTAATCACATAAAAGAAAAACAAAAACGCATGGATAAAGTTTATAAATCCGATGTTGCAGATATTCGCCTCGGAGATAGTATTCAGTTAATAGACACTTTCCCGGACGAAAGTATAGGATTTTCGATGTGGAGCCCGCCGTTCCCTGAGTTATATGTTTATTCAGATGAATTGGAAGATCTTGGAAACTGTAAGAACTACGATGAATTTATGCAGTTCTTTAGTTACATACCTGAAAAGCTATTCAGGGTAATGTGGCCCGGTAGAAACGTTGCTATTCACTGCATGGATACGCCTATCCAAAAAGGTAAAGAAGGATATATTGGGCTTCGTGACTTTTCGGGAATGATTATTCAGAAAATGACCGATGCAGGATTTATCTATCATAGCCGGGTAACTATATGGAAAGACCCTGTAACCGAAATGCAGCGCACAAAGGCATTAGGATTGCTGCATAAGCAGGTAAAAAAGGATGCAGCAATGTCACGGGTTGGAATACCTGATTATCTTTTGGTATTCAGAAAACCAGGGGAACACTTGCACCCTGTAAAATGTGATATTCCAGTTGATTTGTGGCAGCAATACGCAAGCCCTGTATGGATGGATATAGATTACGGAGATACGCTCAATAAAACCGAAGCAAGGGGAGAAAAGGACGAGAAGCATATTTGTCCTTTACAGATACCCACAATCAAACGGGCTACGCACTTATGGAGCAATAAAGGCGATACATGCTTATCTATGTTTGGTGGCATAGGGAGCGAACCGGCTACGTTTATAGAACTGGAAAGAAAAGCGGTAGCATTCGAGCTTAAAACTTCATACTTTGATGTGATGGTAAAAAACGTAAAGGCGGCAGAATCTTTGAAGCAACAAAAAGCCTTATTTTAAAATATTTTCATTTTATTTCTAAATTTAGAAAAATAGAATTTACCTTTGTAAAAATAAAATACAATTATGGGAAGGGGAAATCATGTAATCACCAAAACAAAGCTAAAAAAAGGCAGAAAAAGCTATCCGCAGACGGTACCGGATGAAGTCTTTAATGCGTGGCAAAAATTCAAGCGAATTGGAGACAATAAAAAAGTAGCTGAACTCATTGGAAAATCAGAGCCAACAGCATTAAGGGCCTTAAATTTCGGCTTTTTAAAAGAGATGGATAAGATGGAAGAAATCAACACTTTTTTTGCTGAGAGGCATAAGAGGGAAATGAAAAAAAGTGAGGAGTTAATACAGTTAGCTAACGACAAAAAATAATTCTATGGATTGGAATACAAAATTTGAAGATTTAGATTTATCTGTTAGGTGTTTTAATTCTTTGATTCATTATTTCCGATGGGAACACAAAATATCAGCTGATGATTTAAAGCAAATGTCAATTGCTGATTTAAATAAATTAATGAATATAAATGATTACCGAAAATGCCCAAATGTTGGCGATAGAAGCATTAAGGAATACCAAATCATAATTTCCGAAATTGAAAAAGAAGTTGGCAAATTCACAGGGGGATTAAAAAACGATCAACAAATATTTTTATCGTTAAGCGTTTTGGAGTTAAAGCAATTAATAAAAGAAACAATAAAAGATTGTCTTAAATAATTATTCATTCACAAAATAAAAACAATGGAAACACAAAACAACGAATTACAATTATCAGCACAACAGCCAAAAGACATAACCTTTGGCAATAGCGAAAACTTTGAGCATGCCCAGCGGGTAGCCAAAATGCTAAGTTCATCTAACCTGATTCCGGTGCAATATCAGAACAACATAGCAAACACTATGATAGCTCTGGAAATGGCAAACAGGATAGGTGCAAGCCCCATTATGGTCATGCAGAATCTTTACATTGTCAAAGGTATGCCCGGATGGTCCAGCAGCTTTGTAATTGCTTCATTAAATACGTGCGGCAGGTTTAGCCCGTTACGTTTTGAAATTTCTGGTTCGGGGGAAACTTTAGCTTGCCATGCATGGGCGATTGATAAGAAAACTAATGAGAAAATTACCGGAACTACTATTACATGGGCAATGGTAAAGGCAGAGGGATGGTTAGATAAAGTTGGCAGTAAGTGGAAAACGATGCCGGAACAGATGATACAGTACCGCGCCGGTGCATTCTTTGGCAGGTTGTATGCTCCTGATATTCTCATGGGCATGCAGACAGTTGAGGAAGTTATGGATTTTGTAATTACGCCGGAAGATGAAAAAAAGATAAAAGAGGAAACAGGCAAGCGGGCGCAAGATTCACTTGTTGAAATGCTTATGAATAAGGACGAAAGGAAGAAATAAAGTTGTAATTGTTTATAGTGGCAGAAATGCCCTTTTGCAAGCTAACTGTATGATTACCGAACAATACCGACTAAGTAGTATCATATGCCTCCGGGTATCGGGTTGCAATAACAGATATTCGTATTGCGGTGCAATATTGAAACATGGGTAATACTATAAGCATTGCAATTTGTAATAAGGATTAGCACAATGGTAGTGCGCGAAATTTTGGATTTTGATACAATGGTTCGATTCCATTATCCTTAACTTTTATTGCTAACAAATAAAATTCATTCACATGGCAAGCGAACGCGGTCAAAACAGATTCTTAAGATTAATTGATGATCTTGAGATAATACCAGGATTCAATCTCCGTCCTGAACATTCAGAAGAAAAGATAGAAGAAATGCTTTGCAGCATATTCGCTAACGGCATTATATCAGACCTGCATGTTTACCACAACCCACAAACGGGTAAATATGCCATTGTATCAGGTCACAGGCGTTATCTTGCCTCTAAAAAGGGAGTTGATACCGGACGACTACCGGCAGACTTTAAAGCCCCATGTACGTCCGTATTGATTAAATCTGACATTGAACAGAATTACATGCAGATGGAAACCAATTCGCAGGTAGACTTTCCACCCATTGCATTAGCGGAAGGATACCGGCGCGCAATCTCTTACGGTCAATCAATGGAGCAAATAAGTAAAAGGCGTGGTGTAACTATAAACCATATCAAAGATTGTCTGTTACTGCTCAATGCTGATGCTGATTTACAGAAGAAAATACTAAATCATGAGGTATCTTCTACACTGGTATTAAACAAGCTGAAAGAGAAGAAATCCAGTAAGGAAATTTCATCTGAAATAACAGCAGCTCAAAAGAAAACAGGAAAGAAAAAAATAATGCCAAAAGACTTGCCGGCGAAGGTTCCAACGGCAAAAACAAAGCAAACCAATCTATTAAAAGAGGTAAGCAAAAAAGATCAATTCAATACCTATTTGAATTTGGAAATCGGACTTCATTCAGGTAGCACAAATGAAAATGATACTTTTCTCTTATTGAAACAAATACAGGTTCACTTTAATAAAATCTTCAAATAATTCAACTGTTTTTATTTTTTCACCCAAAAACAAATCAAACAATGAGAAAGATCAATTTCATGTACGGTTCCGGAAACGAACAGGAATCATCTGGCAGTCCTGATTCCGAAACTTTAATCAGTGATGAGGATGCCGAAACGGCGTTAAATCCTGATGATGAGAAATATGAGGAAGAAACCGAAGATTAAGCATTCCCGCATTAAAAAGAAAAACCACCATTTTGAGCGATCTGGTGGTTTTTTTATTGCGTATTATTTATTTTCAAAAAGATTTGTTTTTTAGAAAAATAGAATTACATTTGTGTATTATTCACTCAAAAAGTTATCAACTATGAATCATTCACTTAATTTGCAATCGGACTTAATTAAAGACGAAATCAGAATCGTAATGGGTTTTGAAGTTGATTATAATCCTGAAATACCAAACAAGGATTTTAATAATGGCGGCACATGGGGTAAGATAATAAATAAGGGTATCCCCGTTCTTACTATCCCATTTAATCACAATAATGGAGAAAATAATTTCGGCAAAAGTGACTATGAAATAAAATATTCATGGATGCTAAAGCAGATGGAAATTTTACAACAGTTACCCGTTAATCTTCTTGAATATTTCAGCGAACAAAACTTTTGGGTAATGCCTTCTGAAAAGATGTTTTCTTAATCCCAACAATTTTCACTTATGCAAATCACATGTAAGCATTGCGGCGACAAATTCACAGCCGACATAGAAGATGTTAAGTTACTCGAAAACGGCTACATTTCAGAGATTACACCAGTCTGCGATGATTGCGCCTTTTATTGCGATGGCAATATGATAGAAGAATACGAATCATTTTCTGATGCCGATTCAGGATTATAATTTTAATTAATAATTTCACCAAACATTAAAAATTCATTTGAACAATGAAAAACATTACAAAAATCTACAAAAGCTATTCAGACTTCCTTAACAGGACTGATAAAAAAGAAAACGGAGTATCCGAATCATTCACCTGCGATAATGAGAATTGGGAGCAAATGAACGAAACCAACGATGCATGCTGGAATTGTTCAGACTGTTCACGTTGTTCAGACTGTTCAGACTGTTCAGACTGTTCAGACTGTTCAGGCTGTTCACGCTGTTCAGACTGTTCAGACTGTTCAGACTGTTCAGACTGTTCATGCTGTTCAGACTGTTCAGGCTGTTCACGCTGTTCAGACTGTTCAGACTGTTCAGACTGTTCAGGCTGTTCAGACTGTTCAGGCTGTTCACGCTGTTCAGACTGTTCAGACTGTTCAGACTGTTCAGGCTGTTCACGTTGTTCAGGCTGTTCAGGCTGTTCAGGCTGTTCAGGTAAAGAGAATATCAATCCATTTTTCGTTCCGACAATAAAGAACATTCACCAATTAGTTTATGAGGCTGCAAGCAATCCAGGAGCCTTAAATATGGGCGATTGGCACACATGCGATACAACTCATTGCCGTGGTGGATGGGTAGTATTTTTGGCAGGGAAAGAGGGCGCAGAATTTGAAAAACATACCGGCGATACTTTATTTTCAGCAATGATGATTTATCACAAATCGTCTACTATTCGCGTTAGTCCAGTTCGCTTTTTTGAAACAAATGAAGTTGCAATGGCAGATATGAAAAGATGTGCTGAGGAAGAAATAGCATTGAATAATAAATGATGTTCAAATGCGCCGAAATCGAAAGAAAGTAGGCGTTTTCATTCACAAACTAAAATCAAACTTATGTCAGAATTACGCAAAGTATTATATCAAACTTGGATACCAAAACAATCAATACCACTACCAAAAGATGCATATCAAGACGATATTTTATTGGAGCAAATGTATCCAGCTACAAAACCGGGTACAGGTTGTTTTTCAGAGCCACAAAGCGGATATTTCCATGCATGGGGAATAGAAACTATTGAACTTGCAGAAGATTCATTAGCCAACACAATAGCCATAGTAGAGGACGTTACAACCGGCCACGTTCACAAAGTTGATCCTTCTAAAATGCGTTTTGTTCAGCCTCCCGTACAAGATGCAAAATCTCATTGGTCAAAAGAACACGTTCACACGGAAACTACTTTAGGAGTTGACCTCAACAAATTTGATTCACTGGAAAAGGAATTTAAAAATGAGTAAGAAAACAACACCATCATTTGTATTTATGATAGATGCAGTTCGTTCTGCAAATCTAAAAAGCATTCATTGCGTTGTAGTAAAAAGCGGTTCTAATTACAAAGTATTATCTTACTTTGAATGGCTGAATACTAATAAAAAAGCTCTTTATGAGCATAATCCATTACTATGAATAGCAACCTCATAATTTTCCCAAATAAAGGAATTACCCGCGAAGAATGGCATATACGCCGGTTAAATGGCTTAGGCGCCAGCGAAACAGGTACGGTATTGGGCCTGAATAAATGGAAATGTGCATTGGAATTGTTCTATGAAAAACTGGATGCTTCGCCTCGGATAGATACCCGTAGTTTCTTTGCTTTGAATGGTTTGGAGCAAGAAAATACATTGGCTAAATATCATCGCTATTGGGATGGAAGTGCGGAATCTGTTGTAAAAAACATGAGCGATAAAAAAACTATCCGCACGTCTCATAAGATAAATGGATCGGTTCAAAATCCTAATTATCCGTGGCTATTCGCATCTCCTGACAGAATCATAAATAAACACAAAGGAAGGGGTGAAGGGGTATTGGAACTCAAGACTATGAACTCTTTCGAGGCAAGAAAATGGACCTCAACAGTACCTCCAAATTATCTTATCCAGATTCATACACAGATGGTTGTGTGCATGGTTGATTATGGGGAGCTTGCCACGCTTACCGATGGAATGTTTGATGTAATTCCGTTCGAGCGAAGGAAAGAACTTGAGGATCAAATAATCGAGCGCACTTACAAATTCTGGCAATCCGTTTTACAAGGCCGCAAAATACTAACTCAAAAGTATGAGGCGATCAGGAACCATAATATGAAACTCGCCGCTGAATTACAGGCTGAATTAGAATTGTTGGAACCGGGGCCGGATGGATCGGAAGCATACGAACAGTTCCTAAAAGACAAATATAAGCAGCCATTAGCTCAAATTGGACTCATAAAAGGTACTCCAGATGACTTAGCTACAGCCAAAGAATTACAAGCCCTAAAAAAGCAACAGAAGGATCTGGAAACGCAAACCAGGGAGAAAGAGAACATTTTGAAGCGCCGGATTGCAGAAAACAGAGCTATTGACCTGGGGGCAGATGGCAAGATAACATGGGATGGTCCGGAAGGGAAAGCACGTACATTAAGATTACAACTAAAATAATCCTTATGAAGCTCAGAAAAATATTCACACCACAAAGGAAAACGAAGCATAAGTATTCATTACTTGCAACGTTTATTCTTAACTGTAAAATAAGTAGGTTCAACTTTAAAACTAAATAATTATGAACTATTCTCCGAAATTAAAAAAGGCTTGCGAAGAAATAAAAGCCATCCTGATAAAGCATGACATTGCGGGTATAGTATTTCTGCATACTCCCGGACACGGAGAATATTTAGTGCATATAAATCCGACTTATTCATGTTGTGAAATTGACATGAAAAACGGAAGCATCAGAACTAAAGCCAAATTAGCCGATTTCGGAGGCGATAAGGCCAGGTGGACAAAGAAGGTCACGAACACGGCAAACATGCTGGAATTACTTACAGAAATGCCATTGGATATACTTCCACCGATTACCGATATGGCTATGATGCTAAACAGAACAGTAGATGCAGAACATACCTCCGGCGGCAATACTACTTCTATCGAACAAAATAATTGATTTGTTTATTCCGAAAGATTGAATACTTTTGTAAATCAGAATTGATAATATTGCGGGTTATCTCTTTTGATAATTATACACACTAAAATATTTAAAGACTGACTGGATAGCCCGCAATGCTTGAAGGTCGGTCTTTCTTCGTTATAATATGTCCTATACTCAATATGAGTTATCTCGCAGCTTTTGGGATTTCGCTTTTGAAAATCCAGAGAAAATAAAACCTTCACATTGTGCCATATTCTTTTTTGCTGTTGAGCATTGCAACCGAATGGGATGGGTTGAAAAATTCGGACTTCCTACGGCAATAGTTTTATCGGCAATCGGGAGTAAAGATTACCATTCATACAAGAAATATTTTGATGATTTGATTGAATGGGGATTTTTTATAATTATCCAGTATTCTAAAAATCAGCACTCATCAAATATTATCTCATTATCAATAAGTAAGGTAAATTCAGGTAAGGCGTTGGACAAAACCATACAAAAACGCCTTATGGAAAAACCACAAAGCATACCACAAAGCACCGACATTTGCATAGTGGAAAAACCACAAAGCATACCACAAAGCGTTCCAAGTATAAATAAACCTATAACAGTATCTATAACTAAAGAAGAAGTATTATTACATACACCGGAAGAATTGGAATTGATAGAAGTTTATAACAGCATGAATACGTGGATTTCTAAAAATGCAAAAAACATTCTCGGAATGAGTGAACAAATCACATTAAATGAATTTGTAAAATTAGTTGAGGATTTTGGAGTGGAATACATGAAAGATATGTTTCTAAAAATGCATAATTGGAAAAAAATAAAAAATAATACCAATGTAAATTTAACTTTCAGGAATTGGGCAAAACGTGATGGTTATGTAAAACCTGTCCCGAAAAATAATAATTCCTACCGTCAACCCGAAATGGTATTATGATTCAACAATCCTGCATACAACAAATAAAAGATACTGCGAATGTCATTGACATAGTCGGTAAATATGTGAAATTAAAAAAAGAGGGAAAGGATACGGTAGGGCTTTGTCCTTTTCATAATGAAAAATCCCCTTCCTTTAAAGTTTCTCCAACTAAAAATATTTACAAATGTTTTGGTTGTGGGGAATCGGGAGATAGTATCCAGTTTTTAATGAAGTTCCTGAGTATTCAATATTTGGATGCAATTAAAAACATAGCTGAATTTTATAAAATTGAAATTATCGAGGAAAATAACGAACCTGCAAAAGTCTACACAAAGCCGGTTTTAAAAGAAGGGCAAATTTCCGCTAAATGGTTAAAATATTTCGATGAAAGGGGAATATCTGGAACGGTTTTATCTGACTTGAAAATAACAATGGTAAATGAATGGATGCCAAAAGCTAAAGGGGTTGTGGAAACTATCTGTTTTAATTATTTCAGGAATGAAGAATTGGTAAATGTAAAATACCGGGCTGATAACAAAGATTTCAAACTATCCGAAAATGCAGAACTTATATTTTATAATCTCAACAGCATTTTTGAAAAGGAAACCGTTATAATAACTGAGGGGGAAATAGACTGCCTTTCTGTTTTGCAATGTGTTGATAAAAAAAAGGTAGGTGTTATATCGGTTCCTAACGGCGCTAATTCCGGAAATCAGAAACTTGAATATCTCAACAACTGTTACAAGTCATTTGACAAAGCCAAGAACATCATTTTAATGACCGATAACGACAAACCGGGGCTTATGCTCAGGGATGAGCTTGCCCGGCGTTTTGGCTATGATAAATGCCTTAAAGTTGAGTATCCTGAGAAATGTAAAGATGCTAATGATGTTCTTGTAAAATTTGGCAAAGAATCGCTCTTAAAAGTAATTGTTGAAGCGGTTGAATTTCCAATTGAAGGCGTTTTTTCAATGCATGAAATGTATGAGGACGTAAAAAATTATTATAAAAACGGTTATCCGGTTGGAATAAAAGTAGGCATACCAAATTTTGACGATCACATACAATTTATGTTGGGGCAATTCACCACAATTACCGGCATCCCAGGGAGCGGCAAAAGTGAATTTGTTGATTACATAATGACCGAGGCCGCAAAGAATAACGATTGGAGTTTCGGGGTATGCAGCTTTGAAAATCAACCGTCAAGCCTGCATGTTACTAAAATAATGGAAAAGTATACCGGCAAATCATTTGAAAAAAGATACCATGATAGCGACCGGATAAACTCAAAGGAATTTGAAGCATCGGTAAATTTTGTAAACAATCATTTCTATTTCATCAACATAAATAAAGTGAATGTTACCTTATCCGGCATACTGGAAAAAACAAAAGAACTGGTATTGCGCCGGGGTATAAAAGGATTATTAATTGATCCGTGGAATTATATTGAACATAAGAATACAAAAGGCGTTTCTGAAACTCAATACATAAGCGATTGTCTTACTGAAATAAAGGCGTTTTCTCAAACTTACGGTATCCATATATTCATAGTGGCACATCCCTCAAAGATGCCAAAGGTTGGCGGTAAATATGAAGTGCCTACACTTTATAGCATATCAGGCAGCGCACACTTTTTTAATAAAACAGATAACGGAATATGCGTAAACAGGGATTATCAAAATGGGATAGTTGATGTGTATATACAAAAGGTTCGATTCTCATGGTTGGGTAGGATAGGGGTGTGCAGCTTTGAATATGATTTGGTAAGGAGAAATTACAAACCTATAACAAGGGCTAAAGACCCGATACCGGAACAGCAAAAAGTAGAACAAGGGAGTTTTCCATTAAATAATGAGAATGGATATGACCCGAAAAATTGGGTAGATAATGATAAATAATTTTCACCTCAAAATAAATTTTATGCCAAAAGAAACCACAGATAACAGCCTTATGACATTATTTATTTCCAAACAAAATACACTATCTTTGTTATGATAAAAGTTGCCCACACAACTAATAAAAACATTTATTCCCTTTGGGGTTGAAGGCTGTGGGGCTGGATACTCCAAAGGGAAATTTATTTTATGCTTAATAAAATAATCGGTATTTATTGCATTACATCTCCGTCAAATAAAAAGTATATAGGTCAAAGTTGGGATATAGAAAAAAGAAAAACGAGATATAAATCAGCTGAAAAAAGTAATTCATGCAATTCTCAAATAAAATTATATAATTCTATAAAAAAATACGGTTGGTTAAATCATTCATTTGAGATATTAAAAGAATTTACAAATAATATAACTCAAAAAGAATTGGATGAAAATGAAATAAAAACCATTGAAAAATACAAAAATGATGGTTTTGAATTAATGAATATTCGGAATGGTGGTAGTAGGGGTAAATTATCAGATGAAACAAAAGAAAAAATTAGAATAAAAGCGTCAGGAAGAAAACATTCAGAAGAATCATTAACAAAAATAAGAATTGCAAGATTAAGACAGCAAATTAATAATAATCCTCGGATAGGATGCAAACATAGTAGCGAATCTAAATTAAAAATGAGTAATAAATTAAAAGGTAAAAAAGGTAATAGATTAGGAGTTGTTGTTAGTGACGAAGTAAGACAAAGAATGAAAGATGCTCAAAAATTATGGAGAATTAAAATTCAACAAAATGAATGATAATGATTTTATTAATTTCTGAAAATACAAAGGCAAGAAGTTAGCAAATGTTCCTGCTGTTTATTTGCTATACATTTATGAAAAGGGATGGGTGCGTGACGAATCGGTTAAGAAATATATAACCGACAATATGGAAGGGTTGAAACAAGAAAGAAATAAAGCAATGTGGGAAAAATAATTGAATCTAATATTTACTAAAAGGAACTTGATATGATAACATTTGAAGAATTAATGCAGGAACATTTAGAATGGACCGCAAAACAATTTCCGAAAGGAACATCTAAGGGTGGAATATTACATGCTCACAGAGAATTGGACGAAATAATACAGGACATTGAAAACGGAGCACCAAAACCAATAATGGCAAAGGAATATGCAGATGCATTATTTTGCATTATCGACAGCGCAAACAGGGAGGGGATATCTATTGCTGATATAGTGGGCGAAGGATATTCGAAGTTGCAAATAAACAAGATTAGAAAATGGAAGTATAATGGTGACGGCAGTTATTCACATATAAAACAACCGTTATGATAAACCTCCGAATAAAGCTAAAATGTGAATGCTGCGGTAAGATTCATGACTTACCAAGAACAGAAGAAATACCGGAAAATGTAACCGCATTAGCCTGTAATTTCTGCATAGAATGTCAAGATAAAATGACCGACTATTACAATGAATGGTATATTGAAGAATCAGAGTTGCCGCCTGTTATTGATCCTAACCAGTTAGAACTATTCAAATGAGCCAACCAATAAGAGTACAGCGCAAGCGGGTGAAAGGCTATAAGATGCCCGAAAATACGGTAAGCGTAACAAGGCCCGGTAAATGGGGCAATCCTTATGCCGTTGGGGATTTGCGGACAAGATTAGATGCTTACATGGCTTTTCAAGACAACATAAAAAGGCAACATATACCATATCCATCTATTGCAGAAATAAAGAAAGAACTGAAAGGGAAAAATTTGGCTTGCTTCTGTAATTTATCTGAATTGTGCCATGCGGATATACTTCTTAAAATAGCTAATTCATGACAATAAAAGACATTCATCGATTACAGGAACAGGGTAAAATCCGAGGATATAAGCTGAATGTAGGCAAGCCCGATTCGGTGACCTTACAGGCAGCAAAGAGAAGCAAGTATGGCAATATTAAGGTAGTGGTAGACAATATCAAATTCGATTCCACAAAGGAGGCAGAAAGGTATCAGGAATTGAAACTATTGCAGGCTCAGGGAATCATATCAGAATTGAGGTTGCAGGTTGGGTATCAGCTCAATGACGGGGGAAAGTATTCATTCAAATACGTAGCGGATTTTGTTTATTATTCAGAGGGGCAATTTGTTTGCGAAGATGTCAAGCCCTACGATAAAAGTAAAAAGAAATTTATATTAACGGCGTTATTCAAAAAGAAGATGCGCCTCATGTTTAAAATTCACGGCATAAAAATTAAAATAACATAATGAAAAAAATAAACAGTTTTCCTATTGAATGGATAAAAATATTGCAGGATATTGAAACTGAAAGAAAATTTATAGTTGATTGTCAAGATTTGGGATTTCAAATAAACCGTTCTTTTGGATTTATTGATAAAAAGTTTTGGAGTTTGAAGCATAAAACAATAGTTGGTTTGTCAATTGGATTAACTATCAAGGACAATAAAATACTTACTATTTCAGAAAAATGGTCATGGATAGAATTTGATGATAAGCCCTGTGAATTTAATGAGTTTGTTTCTAAAATAAAACAATACATTAGGGATAAGTTACAAATCATGCTCAATGACTTAGATAAATCGACCTATATTTTTGAGCCAATCAGATTAGATTATAATTAGGCTTAAAATTTATTTTCAAAAAGATTTGTTTTTTAGAAAAATAGAATTACATTTGTGTATTATTCACTTAAAAAGTTATCAACGATGTCAAACGCAAAACAATTAAAAGCAGCAATCGAGCGTACAGAAACAGCATTAGCATTTATCCAAAGGGAAATAGATGCACACGCTCCCAATCAATTCGGGCGGTATCCTTACTACCATTCTAAAGAAGCGATTAAAGTAGCTTCTAAAATGCAGAACAAATACAATACTATCCATACAAGGCTATATGCTTTGTTGATCCCTAAAAACACTTCTGTGCCAGCCCGTTGGTACTCACATAATTTGGTGTGATTGATAACTTGCCAAATCGGTATCATTCGTGATTCATAGGAGATCTGTTAAGTCTCTGTTTTTTAAAATTTCGCTCTTTGAATATTTTGATTAAATTTGTGATGACAAAATAACTGCGTCCTCAGTTATCACAAACTTTTTGATACCCTTGCGGGGTTGACGGCAGGACGGCCCGATACTCCCCAAGGGTAATTTATTTTATGAAATTAATACCACTTACTCAAGGAAAATTCGCGAAGGTCGATGACGAAGATTTTGAATGGTTAAACCAATATAATTGGTATGCTGTAAAAAGCAATAGAACATTTTATGCACGAACAAAAATCAAACAAAAAAACAAGGAAATGCATAGAATGATTTTACAATTAACAAATCCAGAAATAAAGGCAGATCATGAAAACGGAGATGGTCTGGATAACCAGCGACATAATTTAAGAACTGCCACATATTCTCAAAATAATGCAAATAGAAAAAAGAGGAAAGGGATTTCATCTTCTAAATATTTAGGCGTTCATAAAAATGGTAAAAGATTTGTGGCATTATGTAAAAAAAATAACATAAAATATACATCTTCATATAAAACAGAAAACGAAGCTGCATTGGCATATAATGAACTTGCTAAAAAACACCATGGAGAATTTGCACGACTAAATATCATTCAATAATTATTCATCATTCACAAAAATAAAAACAATGGCAATCACGAAAAAACAAATCAAAGAAAGAATCCAGACCGTTTTAAATTTCGGACTTCAATACAATGATGCTATCAAGTCTTATCAGTATTTAGATAGTGATATACTGGTAACGGAATTTATGATTGAAGATAAAAACCCCGATGAATGGACTGCAACACTAAACGACATTACAGCCGCCATTGAGCGTTTAAAAGACGTTCCCGCATCGGTTGGTGAACTGGTAGAGTTCGCAGAGGTTGTTGAGTTCCATGTTCCATTTACTTTAACCAAAGAAGAAAAGGAAGCAGCCGAAATAAAGCATACCCAAAACATTGCACTTCTTAATAAGCTAAAAGAAGCAAGCCTTAAATTATCCATAAACTCTTTAGAGGATAAAGAAGTTTACAAAGTAATAGCCACAAATCGCAGCAAAGCTCGTAAGATGCGTACAGGCACAGAAGCATATCGGGAAGAACAGGTAGCCGCTGCTGTTGAATACCAAAGATTTTTCAATAGCCATAGCAAGGAATACAAAGTATTGCTTCTTGAAATCGAAACGCATTATCAAGCCCAGCTTGACAAATGGGATATGCTGAAAAACGCCGAAGCTCTTAAGAAAAAAGAAGCCGAGGAAAAGTTTTTGAAAGACCGGGTAATTTCCCTTATTGATTCCGGAGTAAAATTCAACGGCGAATATTATGCCATTGGTGACAATATTACCCTTACCATTGATGCTATCAAAAACTATTCAGAAACAGGCTTTTCCGGCTTATTAGAGGCTGTAAAAAAGGCAAAGGCACTTATAGATGCAGAGGAAGAAAGACTTCGCCAGGAAGAAGAAACCCGCAAAGAAAACGAGCGCAAGGAGCGTGAACAATTTGAACAGGAACAAAGGAAATTGGCAGAAGAAAAAAAGAAGTTGCAGGATGAATTAGCAGCCATGCGTAAAGAGAAATTGCAGATGCGCCATGACAAACTATTGGCTATTGGCCTGCTGTATATAAAAACGCTTGCTGAATATCAGTACGGTAATATCTGCCTGCCTTTTGAGAAAATGGAGGCAATGGGTAATGATGAATTTAATGAGTATGTAAATACGACTTCGGAAATAATCGCAGAATTTAAAGACACGGAAAAAAGAGAAGCGGAAGAAATTGCAAAATTGGAAGAGCAACAAAGGAAAGATGCCGAAATTCAAGCAGCCAAGTTACTGGATGAAAAAACCAAACGTGAAGAAAAGGAAGCCCTTGAGTATTCAATCAAAAGTAACGATCTTATAAATTTGGGAATGAAAATAATTCCTACCAATAAAGGCCAATCGTTTATTCGCGAAAATGAATTTAACAACAGTGTATGGATTGATGTATTTGAGGTAAAAGTAACCGACATGGATATGTGGCCTGCCAAGTTATTAACCATTACCGATGCCATAACAGCCTTAAATGAGGCAACCGAAACAAGGCGCCGGGAAATCGCAGAAGCAAAAGAGCGGGCATTACCTGAAATAGTTCAGTTGAGAAACTACATTGAAAAAGTGTGGGATGCAGGTAAGCAAGTTCCAACTTTCGGAACGGTCAAGATTGATGAAATCAAGACGGCATTTTACAATAGTCTATATGCTTCAACTGAATCAGCTTTGAAAAACCTAACTGAATTATCTGATAAAATTCAAAAAATACCGGCATGAATTTCACATCAAATACCTACTATTTCCTGAAAGGCTGCGCAATATCATTCGCTGATTTGTGCTTAAAGTATCCAGCTATAACTACTGTAATATTTTTATCTTCTGTTGTTACCGGAATGTTGCTAATTGCTTATAAGTATTCAAATAAACAACAATAATCATGAAACATAGCATAAAAGCCATTGTAACATTTAATCAGGGAATTGGATTGGTTATCAATGAGCCTATAGAAAAGAAGTACACCAAATACGGAAATACTATCATTGGCGTTGATGGGATATTTCACACCTCGTACGGCTACGAAGCCCCAAGCGGAAGATTTAAAGCCTTCGCTGGTGCAAAGTTTGATATTCAGCTTACGGATGGAACAATAGAGCATTGCAGCGGTCAATGGTGGGATGGAATAACTGCAAAAACCCGTGAAATTATCGGAGATGATTTAATAAGTGTTACCGCTTGTTCATTCGACAATCTGAAAGAATGCTATGTTTTTACAAGTCATTATTGCAGCAAAAAGCAATATTTGGAATTTGTGTCAACGTACAAAGGTCGGCTTTATGGTTATTGGGAATATGAAGCTATGATTACCGACAATATTTACAGGCGCAAATTTAATAAAAAAGACAAAGTCGATTTCAGAATAAAAAAGAATTTTAGAAGATTTAAATCAAAACCATTAATAGGCGCAAATCCAATTAATGACAGGATTCTTCTTTAATTATAATTTTTAATTTCACATTCTAAATTTCAAACCCGTATCCGTAAATGGAACGGGATTTGGAGTTAAAAAAATCAAACTTTATGAAAATAAACAAAGCAAAGCTGATTAAGGGAACTTACTTAGATGTAATTTTTACCGACAATACAGCCATAGTAAGTAAATCATACCCGCACACGGAAGCCCCTCCGAAACTGGTTAAGGCATTCCAAAAGTTGAACAATCATCTGACGGACCTCACAGAACAATACGATTCGAAAGGATTGCCGGATTATGACATGATTGCAGCCCGTGGCTACTCCATTAAAGGTGAAGGGGAAAAAGAGGGCGTAACCATAACAGGAGTGCGAACACTGGCAACGGGCAAGAGCATTACGTTAAACAGCCCGTTTATGTCAATGGACATTCAGGAAAGCGAATACCCGAACATGAAGCAACTGGTAGCCTGTTTGGAATCATGCCGTAATGAAATCATGACCTTCATGGAAAATAACAAGTCGCAGGACGAAATCCAGGGCAAATTGTTTGATTCAAAAACGGTTATTCTCAGTCCTGAAAAAACAGCGGAGCAAATGACAGCAGATGCGTTATCCGGCAAAGAAGTAGATGTAACTGACCTCTATAAGAAGGGAAATAAAGGCAAGGAAAAGCCATTGGCAAGCGATATGCAGAAAATGGTAAAGAGCGCAGATGAGTTATATCCGCAGGGATATTCTGTTATTCAAAATAACGAAGGGAATCCAGATGTAATTGTACCTATTACCGAGGAAATGAGGCAAAACTTTGTTGCTCAAAATGCCGCTAAAAATAAACGTAAAAAATAATCACAATTCCCGGTTAGAGGATAGGAAGTAATTCGCTGTTATGCTGGGAGCTAAAATAAAACTTATGAATTATTATGATACATTATGGGAAATGATTGATTTACGGGATAAAATAGCGTGCTTTTTAGGTTGGGGAGATATTATAAAAGAAGGCGATAAATTTATCTTTTCGGGCTTAAATCATGAAAGCTATTTTTGCTTTTTCGGCATGGTTATGGATTCGGTTGATGTTTGCAAATTACTTAATGAGTTTGCGGAAGAAGGTTTAAAATTAGACAAGGACGGATTGTATGAATTTCAATTTATATTGTCTTTTGAGAAAGAACAAACTGGAGAATTTGGTAGAGTTGAAGTTCCTTCATATTGGATGATAGAAGAGATAATTTTCGATTATAAATGCTCTTTTGAAGATGCTGAAAAAGAGTTGAAATTAAATAGTGAAATTGTAGATTTAGATTCTTTATGGCAATAAAGCAAAAGGTGGGTAACTGTATCAAATGCGGCAAATCAGCGCCATTGACAGCAAAGAAATGCCCGTTCTGCTATAAATATGATTCAGCTATGAAAAGTCTTGAAAAGGCAAAAGCAAAAGGCAAATCGAGCATTATACCGCATCGATCAGAAAAACAACTGGCAAGAGATTTGAAGTATGCTAAGATTCGTAAGTCATGGCTACCGGACCATAAGCGATGCGAAGCTAATCTGCCAGGGTGCAGCATAGAAAGTACACAGGTCCATCACAAAGAAGGCCGCTCCGGCGATTTACTTTTCGACACAACGAAATTTCTTGCTGTATGTTGGAATTGCCACAATAAAATTAACGAACATTCGGCAGGGGCAATTGAATCAGGTTTGAGTTTAAAAAGAAATAATTAAATGGCAAAGAAAAAACAAATATCAGCTTCCTTATTTCCTGAACCGGAAATTGAATTGCCTAAACTGAAATCGTGGGATGAAAGGGAAGTAAAATTACCAGAACCTAAGCCCTATATAAAATGGGACAATGAGGTGAAGGACGGATTTGTAAAAAAAGAGGAAGTAATATCCGAACCAAAAGTAATTCCGGAGCCTGCAAAGCCTTATTCGGACGGCATAAATAATCTGTCCGAGGAGTTAAGGCGCCAGTTATTCCCGAATAAAAGACCTCCAACATTACGTGAACTAAAACAAATGAAAAATGGAAAATTATAGCAACAAAGTATCGTTTCATGAAAGAATTACAGCCGTTCGCAACGCCAAAAGTGAACAGGAATTATTTAATATCATAGCAATTGAGGCGCCGACATTTCGCAGATTTTACAGACAAGGCAGAAAGGCAGAGCCATTAAAATGCGATAAAATGAAAGAAGCGGCGAAGCTAAGAGGTGTATCAGTAACTCATTTATACCGGCTGATTATTCGCGGCAAGCATCCAAAAGTAATCTGAAATGAGAATAAACATAGCCACATTACCCGTTATGCTTGCCTGTCGTAAAACTTGCCCATTTAAGGAGGTAAACGGCAGGATGCAGGATGTGGCACTGGCAAACAAAGTAACTGAAAGAACCCTATTCAAAGCTCACCAGATATGTCACGGAAGTGAGGGTAAGAACCGTAAGCCACGGAACAGGTGCAAGGGAAGTTTTGATTTCAATTTTGCCATTTATGAAAGAATGGGATTTAGTGACTTAGTAATAAAATAACAAAGTAAACACCCGTCAGGAGGCGGTAATTATATGAAAAACAAAGAATATTCGCAATTAAATTCTCATGAGGCAATATTTGGCTTCGCATCGTGGCTAGCAACTCGACACGAGCCTATAACGCTATCGGGCAAGCATAATGCATCTGATATAATACCACTCATTAACCAGTTTGCGGAAACAAACAACTTGCCGCCAGTGGGCGAGGAGTGGACTGATTATCTTATTGGTATGGGAAAATAATCAGATTGGATAAAGTACGATTTCGCGCGTATTTCCAATCAGCCCTTCCTTAACCGGGAGGGTTTTTATTTTACATAGCTTTACACAAAAAAATGTGTAAATAGCTAATAAAAATAAAATTAATTATCTTTGACTTATGGCAGTAAATAACAACCAACCCGGACAGGGAAAAGGGAAAAAGAAAAAGGAAACGCGCGGAAGAAAAAAAAAACCAGTTCTCACGCCAAAACAATTAAAATTTTGTAATGAATATTTGGCTGATTTAAATGGAAGTGCATCCGCAATAAGAGCAGGATACAGTTCAAAAGGTTCTAATACAGCAGCATCTTTATTATTATCAAATATAAACATTCAAAATAAAATACAAGAATTACAAGCTCAACTGCAAAAGAAACTGAAGATTACACCTGAATCTGTGATTGCAGAATTGGCGAAAATTGGCTTTTCAAACATTCAGGATTTTGTGAACGGGAATAATAGTATTTTGGAATTGAAACAGTTGGATAGAGACCTAACCGCCTCTGTATCAAGCGTTGAGACGGATATAATCGAGCATTGCAGCCATGATGGAGTACCTGGATATACGAAAACGACTACCAAAATAAAGCTACACGACAAAAAAGGTGCATTGGTTGATCTCGGCAGGCACCTCGGAATATTCGAGAAGGACAATAAGCAGCGCAAACAGGAGGAAGCAACGCCGCAGCAGCTTATGGATATTGTCGAGCAAATCAAATCTTTGAAGAAGTAGTCATTTGAAAAATTGCCCGAAAATCAATTATCTTTGAATAATGGGAAAGAAATCAATTGGCGGTAAACGACCGGGCGCAGGTCGTCCAAAGGAAGTTAAAAAAGAAAGATTTCCAGTAACGCAGGAAGAAAAGGAGATGATATTGAACTGGCGCCAAAAAGGTAAACAGGCAATAAATAAAAAATCAATCAATATTGAAACCACCAGTGACAATAAACCAATCGTCAAAAAGTCATTGAAGCAATTACTTAACGAAATCAAATAAATGCTAATTACTTGCCCCGCTTCTGCATTTGTCCTTATCCCGCCGAAAGAACGAAGTAAATTCCTAACTAAAGGTATTGTTCCGATCAATGATGTATTTGAGCCGATGTGGTCAACACGGCATCGCTACGAGGTATATTATGGCAGTCGAGGAAGTAGTAAGACGTGGTTCATCGGGCGTAAGCTCTTGAATATGTGTATGAATGATGAATACTTCCTGTGGCTGTATTGCCGAAAAGGAAGGGTGGATATAAAGGAATCTTTGTACCGGGTCCTGAAAAAGACAATCATTTCGATGGGTAAATATCATGAGTTCCGATTCAATGAATCAACTCTTAATATTACCCACATTCCTACCGGCAATGGCTTTATTGCGAGGGGTATGGATGATCCGGAGAAATCGAAAGGAATAGATGAAATCAGCGGTATTTGGTTCGGGGAAGTCACGGAGTTTGAACAGGAAGATTTTGTAACGGCAAATCAGGGGTTAAGAACTGAATCAGCTACTTTGATGGCAATAGTTGACTTTAACCCGATTCACATAAATCACTGGGTACGGCATTATTTCTTTTCAAAAGAAGATCCGCATGCACCAAATCCAGAACTGCGAGATATTGCTATTCTCCGCACTACACTTTGGGATAACTATTTTATCAACCGTGAACAGTACGAACAGGACCTCATAGCCGGCGCCAGCGGGAACCAGAATATAATACGGGTGGTGGTGAAAGGAGATTGGGGATTGACCGAAAACGGTAATCCCTGGTTACATGCGTTCTCGGAAGCGAAGCACGTACGCAAGTTGCCATTCATGGAACGTTACCCGGTGTTCCTGACATTCGATATAAATGCAGATCCTTTGAGCTGCACAGCCTGGCAGATGACAGAGCGTAAAGGGGGCTATGGTTGTTTCCTTCATTGCATCGCGGAATTTGGAGGACATATCAAGATTGAGGACATCTGCAATCAAATCAAGACAAGATTCCCTGCATCTATATTTTATGTGACAGGTGACAGGTCGGGGCAGAATCAGGACGTTGGCCGGAACCAAACGATTTACCAAATGGTACAGTCTCTTTTACATTTGTCCGATAAACAAATGTTATTGCATGATTCAAACTTAGAGCATGCGGATAGCCGGATACTTTGTAATGCCGTGTTCTATCACTATCCAGTACTTATTGATCCGTCATGTAAGAATCTAATAGACGACTGCAATAAAGCAACAGTAGATATGGAATCAGTGAAGGGAAATCAACTGAAAAAAGATCGGAAAGATTACAAGATGGATTATTTTGACGGCATGCGTTATTTGCTGCAAAAATTATTCTTAGAGTACATTACTAAAACTTATATTAATATTTTGTCGAAAAAACAGTAAGTTTGTATTTCTTAAATATATCCAATGAAAAAAACCGGACATTTTTTTCCTGATTTCAATCCTGATAAGCATATTGCAGAATTACCAAAAGGCGTAGATATTGCCTTGAAAATAGATGAACCTATTTGGATAGGGTTTGATTTTGCAACTGGAGAAAGTTCAATGATAATAATCAAATCAGATGGTATTCAAAGATAATCCTGAATTTACAGTTGCATTTGAGCATGCTGGTATTATTTTTTATATGCCAGCGGTATTAACTGAATACCATAAATCACGGGAATTAGCAATGCAGGCTCAGGAGCAATTTTCCCGATGTGGAATATCTCCCGAAGTACTTACCGCATTCGCTGATAAATTATTGGAGTTTGCCAATAAGCAAAATAATACAGACACTTTAAAAACAGATGTCGGGTTGATCGCAAATAATATAAAAGCGAGAATGAAAACCCCTTTCGATGAAATGTGCGCTATGCGCATGGGTGCAATCGCTTGCTTTATGGAGGGGGAAAATCCATCTCAGGTAAGTGACAATTGGACTTCAAAGAAGCTGGCATTAGCTAACGAATATCCGGCCATTGCTGATTTTTTTTTGGACATGGGAATCGCATTTACTCCGGAATATGCGGCTCAATGGCGTGGTTTACAGGCAGAGGATTATTTTCAGAAGAGAAAACTGATGCTCGATGGCTTGACATCGCAACCCATCCGGCAAACATAATAGGGGAAATTTATGATGCAACGATTCAAAGCTGCCTGATAAGGAGCGAAGGGAGACAGAGGGATGCAGATTACCTATTGGATTGTGGCTATTTTGAGTATTATTATAAACTTTTGCAGTATAAAAAATATTGTGAATGGCATAAAGAACAAATGGAGGCAGCTAAAAGTAAAACGTCATGATTGAAATAATTGAATATAAAAATACAGTCGTTCCCGCTTTTCAGGCATCGGGATTTGCTGCCCGTTTTGCTTTTCCATTCGCGATAGAGGTATGCAAGGGCGTAGGCTATGATATTGGCTGCAATCGCAAAGAGTGGGCATTTCCCGGCGCTATTCCGGTTGATATTGAAATGACCGATAATCCGTATCATGCATTGAACTTGCCTCCGGTACAGGTTGATTATATTTTTTCTTCGCACATGTTGGAACACGTTCCCGATTGGGTAACGGTGTTGGATTACTGGCATACAAAGTTACACAGATGCGGCGTGCTGTTCCTGTATCTACCGGCATACAGTTCGATTTATTGGAGGCCGTGGCATAACAGGAAACACATCCACACATTCGGGCCGGAAGTAATAAAAGATTATCTTACTGATCGCGGATGGAACAAAATATTTGTTTCCGGCGTGGATTTGAATAACTCATTTATGGCAATAGCAGAAAAATCGTAATTATATGAATGTCAAATTAGCCACTACTTGGATATACAACGGCCTGTCATTTAGATTTAATGATAGAGTAGTAAGTCAAACAATTATAGACAGTAATTGCAAAACTGTAATAAAAAACTATAATTTAATATTGTTCCGACTTTCAATAGTTCACCATTACAACTGGTTAATAACATTTTTATGAACCTCGGAATAATCATACCCATATACAACCGTCCACAATATCTAAAACGCTGTTTAAATGCGTTAATGGCTGCTGATATTCCGAAAGGAACTAAAATAATATTAGTTGATGATTATTCCAACGATAAGGAAGTATTCTCAATTATTGATGATGCAATTTCTTTTTTTAAATGCAGAGTTCAAAGAATGCCACAAAATTCAGGTATTCGGGAATCTATAAAATTCGCATGTAAAAATCTATCTGCGTGTGATAATTACTTAGTCCTCGATTCGGACGTAGTAATCAAACCATACGCAATTACTCGCATGCTTGACTTACAGAAACAGATACCGGGCCACATGATAAGCGGTATTAATTGCACTCAATTTAATGAATTTGGTAAATTCCGCAATCCTTTGATTTCTGTTCATGACGGATATGTAATGAAAGAAGCTGTAGCCGGTCAATGTCTTTTATTTTCAGCGAAGCAGTACAAAGATTGGGTATTACCTGCATTGCTCAAAGATGGTAATTGGGATCATAATGCCTCCATAAATGCCGGTAATGGGATTGCCGTTACTATTCCATCGGTAGCGCAGCATATAGGGGTAATTTCGGCAATGGGACATAATGCAACATTACCGGACCGGGCAGACGACTTTAAATTTATCAAATTGCCCGATGTTACATTGTTCGGAATTGATAGCCATGACATACCAGGGATTACCAGGGCTGCAAACATCTGTCAACGGGATATAGAATTTGGAGCGGTGAATATTATCACAGATAATCTTTTCATTTCAAAGAAGCATGAGGACCGGCGGCGGGAGTATTCCAAATTCATGCTCAAAGAATTGGCAAATCATTTCGATACTTCGCATGTGTTGACTATTCATGCAGATGGATATGTATTGAATTGGGAGGCGTGGGATAACTCATGGCTCAAGTATGATTTTATCGGTGCCAGTTGGTGCTATAAGGATGGGCATAACGTAGGTAACGGTGGTTTCTCTCTACGATCAAAGAAACTATGCCAGATTTTGGCAGAAAATGACATTGACGAACGTCTTATGCACCCGGAGGATACTTGTATTTGCAGATTATACCGGGATAGCTTGGAAAAGTCTTTTGGAATAAAGTTTGCGCCGGAGGAAGTAGCCAACAAATTCAGCATAGAGGCGTATGGTAGTTCGGTAATTCAGCATGCGAACAGATATTCAGGGCAATTCGGGTTTCATTCGCGGCATGTTGATTTTACAGGAAGTGCCCTTGCAAAAGAAATTTTATATCCACCTATGAAATAATTCATTTATCCACTAAAATCAAATAAAATGGAAAACAACACAGGAAGGCAGCTCACATACGGCGAAAAGTATGTAGGAATTACATTCAATCCCAGCAATATTGAAGCTGTTGATAGGTGCAAATCACAATGCGCCGCCGTTATTGACAATGCACAAAATTATATAAACGGATTTCCCGGTACAGATGGGAAAATGGATTTAGAACGACTTCAATGGATGGAGGCTGCAAAACTAAAGGTACTTGAAGCTCAAATGCTGATGGTAAAAGCAATCACTTTTAAATTTTAATCAGTACATTTGTTTTTCTCGCGACCGGACATCGCTATTTATATAATTGACGCTCTGAATACTTACAATCTGTCCGGGATGTATTTATGAGGAGCGTTGATAATTTAGGCAATATGCATCCAATTGAATTTCCTGAAAAGAACTTTACTTTTCAAAAGCCCAAATCAATGACAGATGAAGAATGTTCATCGTTAGATGTTTATAGCGGGCATTATGCAGACGGCGCGCCTTGCATATTCAGCAGATGGGAATTCAATAAAGAAGAATTAGATGCGATTAAGGTAGGGGAATTAACAGGTGTTTGGTTGGGAATTATTGGCGAAGGAATGCCGCCCGTTATTGTTCAAACTGAATCTCCATTTATATGACAGTAATCGTAAATCAGCCATTCGGAATTGGGGACGTTATATGGTGCCAAACAATAGTTCGCCGTGTAGCCAACGGCAATCCTATTCTTTGGCCTGTATTCCCGCAATTTGTAGACGGTCTGAATCGGGCCTATCCTGATATTACTTTCATTGATTGGCGTACCTTGAAAATCAACTACGACAGGCAAGACCAGTACACCATAACACTACCTGAATACGGAGATTGTACGGTACTTCCATTACGTCATGCAGACACTATTATGAAGGTTCCATATACGGACTGCATGAAATCAAAGTATATGCTTTATGGGATGGATTGGCAAGACTGGCGGGAAAGTGCCAAATGGCTAAAAGATGGATTACCGGAATTACAACTTTCAAAAATGATGCGAATGGGTTCTTGTGCAGGAGATAAATTTTCAATAATAAATACAACATTTGGCAGCGATTCGCAATTGATTGCAAAAATACCAGTAAATGCACTTCTATCTCCATCTATTTTTATGTCATCAATTCCGGGATATTCCTTGTTTGATTGGGCTATGTTATTGCAGGAAGCAAACGAAATTCACACAGTATCCACATCAATAATCTATCTTCTTGAAATGCTTGAATTAAAAGCAAAGGAGATACATTTATACAGCCGGAAACGCATTGAGAATGGCGTATTGATTGACGGTAACAGCTTGGATAATGTCAGCTATATTTTACAGAAACACAAATACATTTTGCACCCATGAAATAATTTAGAATGGAAAACTACTTAACAAATGCAGCGAAAATATTATCTGAAAGAATGATTGGTAAATTTAAAGATCAGGCATTTGAAGCGTGGTTAGATATATTCACCATTGAAAAAGAAGATTTTTATTTATACAAGTTGCATAATAATTACCCTTATTCTAAATCTCAATTGCGTGAAATATATCAGAAACAACACCGATGAAATGCCACAATACGCGATGATACTATTTTACATAGCAATGATGATTATTGCTGCCATAACAAATATGCACCCATGAAAACAGCAGATCAGATAATAAGCGAAAAGGAAGAAATAAAAAGATGCATGAGGGAATTTGCAATTGAGGTTTTGAAAAAGATGTATGAAGATAATTACGAAGAAATGTATTATGGTGAAAGTACCGGCGGAGATCATTTCCTTGACATTGATAAAATTATAAGCAACATCATAGATGAAAACATTAATTAAGAAGGAAAAGATAGAGGCACGTGGCAGTTCTTTATTTTCCGAACTAAATTTTGATAATAGCAAATTGATTGTTGACATGATAAACGGAGGTATGTATGAATATACGATACCGGAATCAGTTTGGCAACAATTCAAGCAGGCGGCAAGTAAAGGTTCTTTTTATAATACCTACATTAAAAATGTTTACCAGTACAAAAGATTAAGATAATGGAAGAATATAAAGTATCTGTTATTACTCCAACAAAGAATAGGCCCGAAATGTTGGACAGGATGAAGAATATATTTTTATCTCAAGATTATGTAGATAAGGAGTGGATAATAATTGCAGATGAATCGGATTATAAGGATAAGCATTCTTTTGATCTTATATATGGAATTTCAGGTGATTGGTTTTGTGAAAATGGAACTATTGGACATAAAAGAAATTTTGCAAACGAATTATGTCTTGGTAAAATCATACTCCACATGGACGACGACGACATCTACGCTCCCGACTGGATAAGCAAAAGTGTTTCAGCCTTGATCGGTTCACATGCTGATATTGTCGGATTATCTTCCTGCTATTTTCATAAAGTAGATACCGGAAACATATTTGAATACTCACCCCAAAGTAATCAGTTATACATGCCGGAAGCCACACTATGCTATTGGCGCAAAACATGGGAAAGAAGGCCATTTAAAGACACATCAGCAGGGGAGGGGTTGGACTTCCTTGCAAACGGCGGCAGGTTATTCGCTCATGGATATAAGGAAGGATTCTTAGCAACGATTCATGGTGGTAATACACATTCTCATGGGGCTATTCCCATAATGAAAAAAGTCCCTGAATCAGAAACTCAGAGACTTTTAAAACACTTTTATAATAGTTAGGCTTCGCCAGCCGGTGCAAGTTGCCCCATTATTTCAGCAGTAATCCTTTCCCTGTTATCCTCCAATGCAACGGAATATTCACCGGCTATGATTTGAACAGCATCACGAAAAACTATCCATTCGTCTAATCCCATATTCATCTGTTCCGCGCTTGCTGTCATTATAAGCTGCATTATCATATTCATTTGTTGATAGCTATACTTATTATCAGTAATGACCGCAATAGATCTGTAAGCGGGGTAAGGCATGCGGAAAACACTATCTGAGAAATGGCACATGCTTTGCCTTACCAGTTCGGAAAAGTTATCGGGTAGACCTTTCTCATAAATAGTTTCATCTGCAAATTTCTGTACTGCCTGGTTAATTTCCATTTGCAGTTCTTTTTTCTTTTGCTGTTCGTTTATTTCAGCAATGTCTTTTTTCGATAATTGTTGCCCCCGTCCGGCGAGTGGTTTTGTTGCCATAAATTTTAGTTTTGTGTAAATATACTAACTTTACATTATGGCAGACGAAGTTATAAATATCATACAAAGATTGTCCTATGAAGTCGTTGGGGCTGATACCATAAAAAATACAACGGATGCGCTTAATAAGCAGGCGGATAATATAGAACGCCTCAAAACGCAGCTCAATACGCTCAATGCAGCCTATAAGACGGAAACCAATGTGAAGGCACAGCAAAATCTTTCGGGGGCAATCTTAAAGACTACTGAATCTATTGAAAAGCAAACTAAGGCAATGAGTAATCAGTTTGCCAATTCAAAACCTTTGCAGCAGGCTATTACTTTGGAACTTGGCCTGATTCAAAAATTGACCGATAAGATAAAAGACCTTACGCATGCACGGGAGCGGCAAACATCTACGGGCGGCATTCAGGAAATAAACAGGCAACTAGCTGTTACTAAACAGGAGTTACAAGAACTAACAACTATCGGAGCTGCATCGGGTGGAAATAATATTCTTGCTTCATTATTCGGATTTGGTGGTAATGGCTCCAGTTTCGGTCGGCAGTTACTTACGGGGGGCTTAATAGGTTTGGGTATCGGTTCCGGTATGGGGCTGATAACACGGGCTGTATCTGCATTGGTTGAATACGGTGAAGCGCAATTGGATGTTATCAAACAACAGGAAGATTTGAAAAAATCAAATGAGGAATTGATAAAATCATTTACCAGTCTTACCGATCAGATACAAAAAGAAATACTTGCACAAAAGGCCCTCGATGAAACTTTTGAGCATGATGTCGCTTTACGTGAAGCGGTAGCAAATAATACAGTCGCAGGACAAAAGAGAATAGTAGATGCGGTAAAAGCTACCGGAGTAGTGAATGGCAAGGAATATGAGGCTAAACTAGCCCAATTCAATGAAGAGCAAAAGTTGAGAGATAAAGAACTGGAGGACATTCAAAAGAAAAAAGAAGCAATAGGAAGCGTACAAATGGCTATTGCCAAAGCCAATGGTTTGAATAATCAGGGGGTAATAGGTGCATTTGCAAGTTCTGATATTCCCAAAGCTCAAAAGGATGAAATAATATTAGCCCTTCGCAAAAGAATACAGGAGGGGCAATCTGCGACATCTACTCCCGGAAACCGTGACGAAGTAGATTTGAAAAAGTTCTTTGCGGATTTGAACAAACAGTATGTTTCTGAAAGAGATAAGGCAGATGAGGAGGAAAGGCAAAACAGGAGCGATAAAGCTAATCAAGAAAAAGCCTTTATTTCCGCACATAATACATCCTTATTTGAACTTAGGAAAAAACTTGACCGGCAAAATCAGGATGAAAGAACTAAATCTTTAGAAGAACAATATGCCAAAGAAATGGCTATTGTCAACAATGAAGATAAAATACTTCTTGATTTAAAAGTTAAGATGGATGCCGAATTATTGAAGGTAGACCGGGAAAGACAAGACGAAGCGGATAAATTGGCAGTAACGGGCGGTAAAATATCTACAGCTACGGAGCAAGATTTTGTAGATCAAAAAATAATTATTCAAAAAAGATACTACGAGCAAAGCAATGCCGCACTTACTGAATTTCATAAACAGCAAAAAGAAGCTCAGGAAAAGGTAAATGAAAATATGCTCAAATCCGATATAAAAACCGGACTTGAAAATATTGTTACTGGTGTAAGGAATGAAAATCCGCAGGTAGGAGACTATTTGCAGGTTGCAAGGGATAGAATGGTGCAGGCTAACATGTTGTTAACCGAACAAAGAAAACAGGAGCTTGTCATTGCTGATAAATACAATCTTGATAAAAAGCGGATCAATGAAATATATGACCGCGCCGAAATTGCTCAAAATAAGCTGAATAATCAAGCTGAATTAGATGCACTTATTACTTTTTATAATGCGGCTCAGGCGATAATCAAACAGAAATCGGATGCTTTGATATTGGAGGCCCAAACCAAAGGCGAAGTATTGCAGGCCACAAATGCGGCGGTATTTCTTGGCGATCCTAATATTATATCCTCCGGTACTTTTAAGCGTAGGCAGAAACAGCAGGGATACCGAAATACTCTGAATGAATTGGATGCCGCATCAAAAGGGAAGGCAACGGAATTAAATAGCGCACAGGATGAATTAACTCGGCGGGATAATTCAGTAAGCTCCCCTGAATATATTGATGAGCAAAAAACAGCGGTCAACCAATTAACCAAATCTTATGAAGCATTAGCAGTTGCAAAAGCCAATACTGTTTCCGATCACATCATTGAGCAAACAATGAAGGAAATACAGGCTTACCAGTCAATTGCTGATACGGTGGTGAAGTCTTATAATATCATCAATGAGGCCCGACAAAAGGATTTGGACAGGGAAATATCAGTACGTACCCAAAGGGTTGATTTGGCGCTTAAAATAGCCGAACGTGGAAATACTGAAGTACTGGCAATTGAGCAAAAAGGATTAGAAAAAGCCGAACAACAAAAGAGAAAAGCTGCATTACAACAGCAAGAAATAAATGCTGCATTAGTAATCAGCAATTCACTTGTGGCAGTAGCTCAGGCATTCGCTACGGGTGCGGGGGCTATTGTATTAGTTCCTTTGATTCTTGCCGGACTTGCGGCAGGATTTGCAGAAGTTACCGCACTTGGTGAAGCTCAAAAGCAATCGTTTGCAAAGGGAGTCGTAGGATTCAGAGGCAAAGGAACAGCAACAAGCGATTCCAATCCGGTGAACATATCAGACGGAGAAAGCGTAATAACGGCAGCGGCTACACGAAAATATAGCCCTATGCTCAAAATGATGAATGAGGGGATTAATCCGTTTTCAATATTTCAACCTCAATACATTAACAATTCTGAATTTGCAAGTAAACAGGAATTGAGAGAAATAAAAAAAGGATTGGGTGAAATAGTGGATGCTGTGAATGGGAAAAGCGTGAATATTTCACAGAGGATTGATAAGGGAGGAGTTCGGCAAATGGTGGTTGAGGAGAATAGAAGGGAAAATTTACGATGGACTTCGTAATATTGCATTAATGGTATATCCCAAACAACTGACATTGCAGATGCGTCACAAGCAACTGTTATCCATAAATCCAGATCCCACCTTTGGATTTTCTGTTTATTATGCCGGGGTAAATCCAATGTCATTATCTGCAATTCCGGGTACTATTTCTAATCCGTGGTTTGATGCTACCGACTTTTGTGAAGGGTTGGACAAATTCTCTCTTTCATGGTCAACTACTCAAACGGCAACGGGTGAAGTTCCGGTAGGGCAGTTCCTTCCAAAGAAGGGAGTAAGTGGAAATCTGATATTTGAAACGGAGGCCATGCAGTTTATTAAAGCTCATTTGGTTGAAGATGTAGCCGCGACATTGAACGAAATAGAAGTACAGATAACGGATACCACAACTGGAGTGTATACCGGATATGTCATAAAGGCAAATGATTTATCATGGTGTGAGTTCAACTCTCTTTGTGTTTTTGATTTATCGCTCAGGCAAGCAGACCCAATAACTGCATGCATTGAAAGAACTTTGATAGCTGATAACTGGCAGGGATGGTTCCAAGACCAACCGGCGGCAGGTAAGAAGCATCCACGCTTTTCTTATTGTGTGGAGCGTAGGCCAAACGGAGTGTTAATAGCAGAATGGATATTAATTTCATTTGTTGCTACTTTATTGAGTATAATTTATTTGGTAGTATATCCGATATTTTTAGTTATTTATGGGATCGTTACAGTCATAAATTCTATCATTACGGCAATAAATACAATACCTGGAATATCAATACCCATTGTTCCTAATCCATTGCCGCCAACTCCGGGCGCTATCTTCAATGATTTTGCAAATATGATGATAGAGGCGGCAGGTTGTGGCAGGGAGCATCCAGCTCCGTTGATTCGTGATTATATCTCCAATGTATGCGATAAGTGCGGCATTTCTTATGATGCTTCAACGATTGATATTTTCTTTGCACCATTCCTTACAATCACTCATTCGGATGGGTTATCGGCTACCAATCCAAACCCTCATTATAACGCATGCCTATTCTATCCTACTGTTGAAAGAGGTATCAGGCGGTTTCAGGACGGCAATACGATTAACCCCAATACAACGACTTATTATCAGCAGTCAAATCAACCTGTATGGGCGTTGTCTGATATGCTCGATGCTCTAAAAAAAGAATATAATGCCCGTTGGCAGATAAGGAATATTATTGATCCCAGAACGCATCAGCCAACGCCGACTTTATTTTTCAAAAGAAAGGATTGGTTTGTAAATGAGCCTCCATTGTATGACTTTTCATTAGGAGGAATAGACCGGCCAAAGATTATTGAGGGTATCTGTTATCAACAATCGGATTATCAGGTACCGGCCTCATGTAATGGATTATATGAGGATGATCCATCGGACAAATGCGGTCATGAAGCGGCGCATAATTATAATGGCGATCCTTTGTCTTTCAATAATACAATGGTAGACCCTCATTTCTTTGGGATACTCGATAAGCATTCAGGATTTGCGGCAGCTAAATTCAATTTGGATGGCTCCACTACGAATTACTTATACGATGCATTACAATGGTGCTGGAGCTTGTCAGGATTGAGTGCCGGCATAGTAACGCCTATACTTACAGATACGGGTAATTTTATTGCCCGTTATGCTGATTATGCTCTTCTATTACAGACGGAAACAGTCACAAAGCCAAAGATTTTAATTTGGGATGGGAAAGACACTACTACGCCCGGAAACCCTTACTTAAACGCCCGTTGTGTGCGTGATACAATGATTATAGCGGGGGTGACATATACGGTGGGCCATACGGGAGTAAGCGGTACTGTAGGCGGCATATCCGCGCCTGATCCTAATCCTTTATATCCTTATCAGAAACCAGCAGGTCCGGTAATAGTGGCAACATTGGCAGTTCCAACGACAATAACAGCTACTCCCCCGGATAACTATTGGGATCATGCTCAAAATGTAAATATATTTGTGCAGGGAAAAGTATTTGGAGGACCGGCACCGGCGGGAGTTTATGAGGTGGTGGATTATTTCGGTATAGTTCGTTTGACAAATCCCGCGATACTGGTAAACTGGCCTGCTTATTTCAATCCTTACTTTAAAGGTTCAATGTGGGATTTGTTTCACTGGATAGATTCTCCATATAGAAACCCTCAATTACACAAGACATGGCATTTAGAGATACCTTTGTGTAAGGCGGATTTGGAAAAGTTGGGATTGTTGGGAGATGCAACGGACATAAAACTACTTGCATCGGTAGTACTTGATACGAAATTTTATAATAACGGAGTAGTGACGGGAATAAGTGTTGATTACAATACAGGGGAAAACAATGGCACAGGTGCAACAATTGAATTAAAAGGGTACGTATGATTTGGATTGATTCAATAGGGGAATTAGAATATTATATTGGGAATCCTCAATGGGGGTGTTACTCCGACCCTGTATTCTTACCAAATGATATTCTTTTACAAGCTCGATATAATTCTCCGCTCAACTTTTCAAATGGTGTTCAATATGAAATTTCCATACTAAAACCAGATGGAACTAACATAGAAACACTATCAACCGGAACGCCTTATTTCGATTTGTTTCATGGCATATTCACAATTTCGGGAGTTCAATATAACTACACAAATATCAGGTGCAATAACTATTCCCCTGGCATGTTGTCAAATGTTTGTTTCTGTATTGAATTGAAAATATTTGATGCTTCGGGAACAGTTTATTTCGATAAGCTCACGCAGAAATATCAGATAAATCAGGCTTCATTATCTATGGTACCGGTATCCGGTGCAACAATTTCCGGCGCTACTGATATTATTGAGCTGTGCGGTGTTCCTGACTTATCAAATCCATGTGCAATAAACAATATAAAGTTTGTAGCTATTTTCGATTGTATTGATTCATTTTCAGGTGACTACTACGGAAATTCGCAGGTAACATTGCCGGGAAACTATGGCTCTACACCTTTTCCTTTTGTGAAGCTATCGAACATAAATGGGCGTATCCGCAAGGTTCCAAAAGGAATAAAACGTACATTTTCGATCAACTGTAGGACACAAAGAACAGAAACAACCGACAAATATTTGATGGTTGGCGATGTGGTTTTCCCTGTATGGAAAATGGAAGAAATTGAAAATATGATGCTTGCAAATCATTTATATGTAGACGGGAAAGAATACCAAAGTGAGGGAGGGAATATCTTCACGCAGTTTGACCGTCCGTATAATTGTCAATATGTTTATAAATTAAGTATAGATTTGCTTGGCTGTTTAGAATGGCAGATATTTGGATGTTCTCCGGTATGCGAATCGCAGTCGTGGTATTTTGTAATTCCGTAAGTATGTAAATTATTATTAACAATTAAAACAAAAAAATATGGCACATTCAACATCAATGCAACCGTTTTTTACAGGATCGCATGTAATCGGCAGAAGAAATAAAGTTTACTTATTTTCACCAAGTGAAAAGATAATATACGATGCAATCCAAGTTATAGAAAATCTTGGTGCGGATTCAAGGCTAACCGATGCCGTTAATTTATTGCAGCAAGCTAAAGATGCTGTTTCTGATTTTATAGACGAAGAAATTGGAGGTAAAGAATAAGTATGGCTAATTATTATGACGATCAGAAAAGGTTAATTGCAACTTCACAGGCGGAGTTGCTTACTTATTTTGTATCATTAGGTGCAACGGCTCAAAGTGTTCCTATTGCCTTACCTTGTACCCCTACGGCTATTTTACGGGTATCCTCAAATGTTCCAGTTCCTAAGTTTTTATATGTGGATGGGGTTTCTCCAAAGAATAGAATCTATCCACAGTTGATAAATTCAAATGCTGTTAATTTGGATTCACTTTGTAATGGTGTGGATACTCAAAATCTGTTGTTGCCTCCCGATTGCGGAACGGTAGAATTTATAGCCATGGCAGTTGTGGCCCCGGATTGCGGCACAGTCGTATTTGTTATGGGTTATGCCTCTAAAGTCACGATAACGCCAAATACAATGAATGGGTGGGCTATATATGCAGTGACGGTGAATGAGGTTACTTTGGATGGAGTGGTAACATTGAATATTTCGGTTATCAATTCCGGTATTACAACTCATACACTTTTTGTAAATGAATTAATTCAGTTTGTCGGTCCTAATGGAACGCCCGATAACCTTATAGTTTATTCAGATTCATTTCATCCGAACATGCCTCCGGGATCAACACTTACATTATCTTCAGCTGTAAGCGGAGATGTATTTTATGATGGATATGAAACGAGCTTATCAGCAGCGGGAGCGGTAATAGAAATTCAAAACGTACAATATAACATCAATAACTAATGTCACAGATTTCATACATACCCGTCCCAAATGATTTGACCGTTCCGGATACGGTTTATTATGAAACACAATACCGGATAGTCGGCCAGCCAAACTATACGCAGGAGTTGACAAATTCACCTTTGCCATTAGCGGTTATTGTTTCTCCGTGGGCTATGGTTCCGTATGTGATATTACCTCCTTTGCCTGATGCTACGGCATACGAATTTATGATGAGAAGGTTTGACAGCAACGGGAATTATTCTATTTGGACTACCGGAACATTTAATACACCATAATGCCAAACGTAACACTTACCATACCAAGTCCAACCGGCGGAACTTTCGGAGTTGTCATAAAAGATAGCTCAGGAATTACCGTATTTACCGGAACGGAAAGCAATGCACCTTTTACCGTTACTGGATTGGCGCAGGGGGATTATGTAGCCTTTTATACCAATGGAGAAGATACTACGGAATGGTGTTTTACTGTACCTCCATGCGGATGCCCGATAATAACAGATGTGGATATAATCGAACGGTCTACTCCAGGGCTTTACGATATGGTTTTCACGTTCGACATGAATTTATATACTCCGGATTCAGGTTGTGGATTCTGTTTACAGTTATCTACTCCGGGTAGCGGGGCTTGTTATTGCTTTTTCAATTTATTTCCCTTCACGTCAATCGGTGCGGGTTTCTATACCTATACT